TATTATGTGTGGCAACCCAAGCAGCTAGATCTTTCTGAGTTTTAGTAGATACATTAGCACACATGTAAGTGCCACCAGCATGATTCTTCACTTTTAACTTCTCCAAGAAAAGCATACGTTTACGAAATGTCATCATATAATGTGTTTTATTCTTTATTTCCACACATCACTCATAAAGTTCACATTCAAAGTCTGTCTTGCACATGAAACCAGTCATTTTTTCACTCATACTTTTCTCCATTCAGCCAGCTTCATTCGAGCCATCAATCCATTATATGTATTCGCATTAATAATGGCCTGGAGATCCTCGTTCTCATATCCGGCAAGGATCATATCGTTGATATCTTTCTCGTGAACATTGCTGGGCCATATGCATACATTATACCCTTTTTCAATGTTCTTGTCAAGCAATTTTACAATCTCTTTATTACGCGGCTCATTGTCCAGCACAATAGTAAAATCAGGAAAGCTAGGCAATGAAACATCAGAACCGGCCATAGCTACACTATTGCTTATGAACATAGAGTCAATCGGTCCTTCGAAAACGAAAACCTTTTTGCTTTTGTTGACAGTATCTAACCCATAGATTTTGGTCTTGTCTTTACGCAACATGATACTAATATATCGAACAGCATCATTCTTCTTCAAAGACCTACCTTGATACCCAAAGAAATTCTTATCTTCATCAAAGAACGGAATAACCAGTCGTGGCTCATCCCCCTGCTCTAGATTAAACTTATTAGGAATCATGGTGTTCGTCCATGCTTTAAACTTAGGAGCATAGAACATCTTTGAATGGTAGTAATTGGGAATCTTCCTACTAACCACATACTGCTTGACAGGATGATCCCACTTCAGCTGAGAAATCTTCTTCAGCTTAGAAAGCGGCTCACCCTTACGCAAATGATCAGGAAAAGAAAATTCTAGATTTTCAGTCTTTTTCTCAACCTTCTTGACTTCACCATCATTAAGGAAACGTTCTTTGACGTATTCATTATGAAGATCAGGATTGACTGTCTTAAGAAAGAATGGGAAAGTCATTCCCGCACCACAGTTGTGGCAGCGAAATCGCAGCTTGTCTTTGTTTTGGTAGATGTAGCCACGAGCCTTTGATGCATTCTTTGTCGAGTCGCCACAGATTGGGCAACGACAATTGGCCAAGTAAGGCTCGTTCGCCTTTACCTTGAACCTTTTAAGACTTGATGAGAGTAGGTTGGCGTACTTGACGTCCATCCATGTATGATACATAAGCGTTATCCATTATCAAAACCACATTAGTGATTATACCACAACAAGCAAAAATAGCAAGTTCTTTTTTTAATGAATAAGTCGCATTCCAAAAGTTATAGCAGTCATGATGATAACACTAATAACAGCAGAGATCCCGCTCAATTTCCACTTCCAGCTTTCAAGATCAGCGATTCTTTCTATGATCTCATCAAACATTTCTTTATTATATTCTTTAGTTTCCATGTTAGAAGTTTCAATGTGTTCAATTTTAACTTCATGAACAGCAATCATTTTCTCTAAAGACACACTAACATCAGTAAGTTTTTCAATAGATGTGTCAATTCTATCGCAAAGATTAGCAATCTGATCAATATCTCTTTCTATTAGAGAAATTTTAGTATCTAATCCAGTCATTATTTTGCCTTACAGAATTTATTGATGTGATTGATTAGTGCGTTTTTATCTAGAATAACAGAATTTAGTCTCTGGTCATCAGTCAGCCAATATTGTAAAATTTGCTGTTCTGTTAGAGTAGTTTCTTTTATTGGTGGAACAGGCTGCTCCAATACCATAATAGAACTAGGAGGATTACAAGAAACCGTAACGATAGGTGCGGGTGTAGCAACACATCCAGCAAGCAATAAAGAAAATACAATACTCAGTTTTTTCATTTCTTAGTTCCACTTCTAGCAATATTTATCTGAGAAATGACATCCTCATGAATATCGCAGTTGGCATTTACAGGAACTTTTTTGATGATTGTGTGCACAACATCATTTGTTACGACTTGTATTTTATTCTTTTGGTCTTTAAGCTGAGCAATTTGTACTTCATCATCATCGTATTGTTTCTTCAAATTATCATATTTTATCTTTTCAGCATTATATTCAGACTTATTGATACTTGCTGAGCATTGTTTCTCTGCTGCGTAGAATCCAGCAAAGAATATTGCTACTAAGAAAAGGATAAAGACGAGGAATTTAATTAATTGCCCTAGAGCATCACTGATCATTTTAACATACCTCTAAAACTTTTAAGAAGAGCTGCTTGACTTTCAGCACCCTTTTTCTGTTTACGCTTTTGCATATCACTAAACACAGGAACAATCTTTTGCGGATTATCGCCACCACCAGCTACATTACCTGCAGAATTAGCAGGAGCAGCAGCTGCAGCACCATCTTCAGCGACGATGGGTTTAGACTTCTTTGTGAGATTATCAGGAGGTCTTTTAAACTTTTTCTTTGGTGAAGCTACATCATAATCTTTTGGTGCGCTAGGGTAGCCTCCAGGAGCAGTAGGACCATCAGCAGCGCCGTTGCCGCCGTATCCACCATAGTCGCCTGTATTATAGTCATATGCTTCTAAGAAGTCTTTATAACTTTTCATGGTAACATGTCCAATAGTTGTTTTGTTTTAGAGTCTATTGCGCGAACTCTATTGTTTTTAAATTTCTTCTTAGCATCTTGCATATGACGAAGAATGTATAGCGGCTGATTAATGGAAACTGTAATAGTTTTCCAAGTTCCAGCTATATCCTGAAACTGAATTTCAGCATTTCCTGCTGCCTCAATCATGAATTGTTTTAGAGTCTTCATTAAATGGCCCCCAGGATTAGTTTAATATATTGATCAGATTCTATGTCTTTACTATAAAATGTTTCATTCTTCACACCAATGTTTCTTATCGCTTCCGGCATAATACCAAGTAATTCAAGAAATGGCTTTAATTGTTCATGTCTATTTTTAATTTTAAGAAACAACATCCGAGCAGTCGGTTCTGCTCCAAACAAATTATACAGTACAATAATATGGTTCAAAATAAGACGCTCTTTAATTTCGCCTGTTTCAACATACTGATTAAGTAATCTTTTTATATAATTAAACTTCTTCAAGTCATCATAAAATTCTATTGTGTCATAACACGCATGATTATCATAATGTTTTGCAGCATAAAGAAGAATATTAGACTCGTCAAGTTTTTCAATCATTTAAGTAATCAATCATAAATTAAGATGCAGTATATCCTTGAGCATTCACATAGACATTACCAGGAACAGAGGTCACAAGCTGAAAGTTCAGCGCATTACCCAACGAACTGCGTAGAGGAGTAGGCAATTCATACAGAACACCAGTCATTGCTTGTGTTCCCAAACGTCCACGAAAAATTACGGTAGAAGCACCGTCTGTGATAGTGAATTCAGTAACATCACCAGTAACATCTTTATCAATAAGAAGAGCGGTAAGGTAGTTTTTTTGGTTTGTAGTTCCTGCAACCAAAACAATAGGAGATGTGCTGTTGTTAATACCGCCGCTGGCTGCAGCATATGTCCAATCTAGAGCGCCAGTAGAATAAGGCTTAACAACTTCAACACCATCTGGTGTTGTTACGCCGGGGAAATATGCCATTAAAACAGTTCCTTAATTAAAGAATAAACCAACTAGAAGCATTTGAAACAAGTCCAACAGCGGAATACAATGTACTGATTACCAACGACGAGTTACCGTCGATTTTGTCAGAACCTGTTGTATTGATTGTTACAGTTTGGCCAATATTCTTAACCTGAATAGGAAGATATGGCATACTGCTTGATGCTGGTAATGTTATTGTCGAATTTGCTGCGAGAATGATAAAATCGGTATTAGTAACACTATAAGATGTGCTATTAATATTCTTTACTGATACTACTCTGGGGATAGTCGAAGTATAAGTTGCAATGGTAATTGCATTCACGCCATTAGTTACAGGAGTAGTGTATAACCCTTGGCTTACAGGGAGAACATCGGAATTGCTCAACCCTGTAGCCGGAGTTAACCCAGATATTTTTACTGGACTGGTAGTCATATTCTAATTACCCCTTATGAGTTAGGGAATACAGCGTTATCAGCAGGATTTTCAGACTTGATATGCATTGCAACTAGAGATTCATACTGAACACGACCAGCACGACCACCAGCAGTTGCGCTAAAGGTAGCACCAGTTCCAGTAATTGTACCACCAGTAGCATTAGTAGCCACAATATTTGCTGTTGCGTTAACAGCAAGGAAGCCGTAACCATTAGCAGTAATGTTTAGTGCAAGAGAACCACCAGTTGAGTTTGTTGTGATAGTTACCGAAGCATTACCACCAGCAGCAGGAGAAGCAATTGTTAGCTTATCTGTGTTGCTGTATCCAGTTGCTGTTCCAGTATAACCTACAGCAATGATACCACCAGTACCATTTCTTCTTTCGATCCAACCACCAGTAATAGCTTTTCTGACTGAAGAGTTAGCGCGCTGAGCACGAACTTCAGTAGCATCAACAGCAAAAACACCAACAGCAACTAGGTTCTGGAAAGCATTAACAGTTGTGTTACCATAAAGAATATCACCACGAACTGATGATGCAAAGTTTACAGAAAACCCAGTTACAGAAGAGTTACCAGCAGCAGTACCACCAGTCGCGTTAGCGATAGAGAAATTGGCTGTCGCAGCATTAGCTGAGAAAGATCCTCTCGAAACTGCACCAACCTGCTGAATATATCCAGTAGCATTGGTTACCATTGTGTATGTTGCGTTTGCGTAAGTAACTGCAGGAGCAGCTGCTACTACAGTGATAATATCTGCGTTGTTATATCCAGAACCAGTCGAGAATGAGTTTACAGTAAACACTGTTCCATTCGACGTTGCTGGATTTGATGGTGAAAATAAACCACCAGTGTGTGTATATACGTTAGCGTAATTGATAAAAGATGCATCAATTACACCCTTTGATTTAGGTGCATTATTTGCTTGATCTAGACTACCCCAAGATGACATTTTAGTTTCTCCTTAATTTCTTTTTCTATTTATGTTTTATTTCGGCGAAAGCATATTTACATAATCTGGGTTTTCAGTCAGAGAAATAGTCACCGCAGGAGTAGTTAGATTCACTTCAATTTTATCTTCATTACGAATAGTTTTAACTGGTTCGCCGTGTTTGGTTAGCTTTATTTCTGTGCCGTTGATTGAGTCCAGTTTCACTCCAGCAACGATATATTCTTGATCCTTAGTCAACATCTTTGTATCTTGATTCCTCAGCTTCCTTGCGGATATTTGACTTAGCTGCCATAACCTGCGCAATTTTGGCTTCTAGAGTCAAGTCTCTTTTTGAGTTAGGATTGAAAGGCGAAAGAACATCTGACTGTGTTTCTTCAGTAGCATTTACTTTAGCTTTACCTGTGATTGTTTTATCTTTATACATCTTCAAACCTTTGACTCTTTTTTTAACAATAGCTTCTGCTTTATCTCGATCATCAACTGTTTTTGCTTTAAACACACCATGTTGAGCGCGAACACCCGAATCTGCTGCTTTAGGGAAATACTTTTTAACCAGCATTTCTTTTGAGACTTCAGAAACGTATTCTACACCTTCAGACATAGATACCAGTTTGCCATTCTTGACATGATAATCTCTTACTGTGCGGTCAGCATGCTCAGTAGCTTCATGTCTACCTTCTTTTCCTTCACCATGGTATGATACTGGACCTTCGCCAAGGTGTTTGCCCATGTGATAGTGGTGGACTTGATATTCCTGCCAGTCTGGATCGTAGCGAACTTCAGCGTGGTGTCCGTCTGTACCTTCATGTCTTGAAATTAGACGAGTACCTTTTGTTGGACTATCTCCACGAGGACCCTCGACGATAAACTTGTCTAGGTAAGAAACAGTAGATGCTACATCTTCCGAGATACCCATTAGTTTACCTGCAGCCTTTGCTGTCTTGTGATATGACCCATCTTCAAAATTATGAATTGTGGTTCCGTCGCGGAAGTGGTGAAGAGCGTCGCTCTTGCCGTGGATCATTGTTGGCCATGCACCAAGCATAGCAGCAACACCACCCTTTACATGGAGAACGTCGCCATCTTTAATCTTACCGCTTGTCTGAGTATGGTCATATACTTCGCCGTGATCCATATGACGAAGGTCATGAACTTTTGGTTCTCTTGCTTGTCTTTCGGTTTTACTCTTTTCATCTTGACGACGCATAGTTTCTTTGTCTACTGCATCCATTGTTTTACGAAACATCTTTTGGCGAGCAGCTGGCATTTCAGGCTTTACTGTACCTGGTTTATCATCAACATGTTTTAGATGCTTCTTCCAAGTTCCATGAACCCATGCTTTTTTCATTTCGTGAGAAATTTCATTAAGGGGAGCGAACTTGTCTAGATATTTAACAGTTTCTGTAATTGCCGAAATTTCTTCATTAACTGACTTTGTTTCTGTTGCTTCCGAAACATCACCATCTGACGTTGCAAGATAGTTATAGATGGTGTCAACATAGTCCTGAGCAAGAGTCAGCTTTGACTCCACCCAATCAGGAAGTTCTTGATCTGTAGGAATTAGACCCATTAGGTTCTGAGCATTCATCACGATGCTCTTTAGCTGATGCATAGCCATTTCGCCATGCTTGTATTCTGAATCTTTGGCTTCAGTTTTTAACGACCCTTTAAATGGTGGCAGTTTTGAACTGCGTGGCTTAACTTCAATTTCTGCTGGAGTTGGCTTAGACATAGTTACCTTATATGTTCTGCCCGTAGAATCCGTATGAGTTGATGTTTTAGCGCCTTCCATTTTCTTAGCCATAATTTGCTTATAGAGTTGGTCTCCACCTTCCATGATGGCAGAAACATCTACTCCAGCATACTTTTCAGCGAAATCTTCACTGCTTAGGGTATCAATATCATTAAGGATTTCAGCTTTAGTAAATGCCATGTTCGTTCTCCGAGTGTGTAGGTATTTTGTTATATTTATAAAAAAAGGATGTTATCTATTCTTAATTGTGGCTTTAAACATCCATTGATGCTTATTATGGATGTCAATTCTGTCTTGCAAGAAATTTGCCACACCAACCTCACCTACTTGTTCGGCTAACTTCTGCGATACTTTTAATCTAGAAATGACCTTATCGTTGTCTTCAGCCAGCTGTTTGATCATATCAAGACCAGTTTCTGGGAATCCAGTTTCGTCTTTTATAACAGTAAGTTCAGAATATCTACTGAATGATCCTGGAGCGTATTCTCCAATAGCTCTAATGTGCTCAGCAATAGCATCAACTGCTTCCCATAGCTCATTATAGATATCATCCAGAAACTTATGATACTCGTAGAAGTTTTCGCCTTCGACATTCCAATGATAGTTGTGTGTCTTAAGATACAAGGCAAATGTATCTGCTAAATTCATTCTTAAGTCATCGCCTAATTGTGACATTATTTTCTCCATTTTCCACGAATAGCTCTTCCTGTTGTATTCACAGCACGACCTGATGTTGTAACTAAACGTCTACCAGCAGGAGATGTTGATCCAGTATTTGGATTTGGTGGAGTAGGAGCAGCAGCAGGCGGTCTTTTTGGTTTAGTTGGTGTTGGTGGTGTGGGTGTTGGGTTCGCTGTTGGTGGCGTTCCCATAACAGGTTTAGCTGGTTTTGTCTTTACTGTTGGTGATGTTGGTTTGGGTGGCTGTTCTGTAGTTGCTGGTGCTGCAGATTTAGCTGCAAGTTTCTTTCTAGCAACCTCAGCCTTCGCAGCAACATCAGGATGAATAGTAACAGGCGATCCTGCAGTTTGTGTTCTTTTTGAAGCAGGTCTTTCTGGAGTTACTAGCTTTCTTGCTGCGATAGATTTTTCAATTTCTTTAGCCGTGTCTACTTTAATCTTACCGCGCTCAGCATGTGCTGCTGTTCTGGCTGCATTAGTAGCCACAACTTGATTTAATTGTGCTTCTCTTTTCGTTTGGTCTTGCTTATGTCTAGCTCTTTGCAGTCTTGATCTTGACAAAGCAGCTCTGGCAGCAGTCTTTAACCTTAGAGCAGCAGCTGCTTCTCGTTCAGCTTGTCTTGCTTCACGTTTTTTCGCATCAACGCTCAATGATGTTTGTGTAGACGTTTCGCGTTCTTTCATTCTTTCTGCGCGTTTTTGTGCCTCAGCATCACTTCTCATTTTAATATTCGCTGCTTTTCTAGCTTCTCTATCAGCAATTGCAGAAGAACTGATATCAGTTTTTGCTTTATGCTGTCCTAATTTAACATCAGAAAGAGCTTTGTTTAATTCTAATTTAGATTTTTGTTTGCCGTGGAAAGAAGTATCTCTTTCTGCATTGGCGCTGCTTCTTAATTTGGCAGCAGCTTCTCTATCTGCAGCACTTATCCCAACTTTACTTTGGTGATGCTGAAGTTTGATATCATGAATATCTTTAGTATGCTGAAGGCGCGCATTAAGTCTTTCTTTATATGCCTTTTCTTTATCAGTAGGTTTCTTGCGGAAAGGAGAAGCCAGTACTGATCCAAGTTTTTTAGCACCTTTAACTACGGATCCAGCGAATCGGCCATTTGTTTTTGATGCATTAACAAAACTAATGGCTTCTAATAGACGCTGGCCTTTATTTTTATCTTCAATCATTTCTTGACATATCCCTTGATTCTATTCATTGGTTTTCTAGGTTTAACTGGATCGTTATTCATACCAGCTTCATCACCAACAGATAGCTTTCCACCAGGGCCAGCATTACCAGCGAAAGGAACACCACCTCCCATAAAACTTTCTTGACTATACATTCCTTTGCCTGATACAAAATACTTACCAGTAGCAGGATCTAATCCAACAACACCGCCATAATATTTGGCCCATTTTCTTGCTGTTTCTAGATTAGAAAATAGTCTACCTTTATTTGGTTTATCGCTACCAGAATCTTCTTTAACTAGACCATCTTTGGGGCATTTCTTTTTACCATGCTTGGGGCAAGATACACCAGCAGGAGTATGCATGCATGGAGTTGTGTCTGGAAATTTATCTTGATACTCGCTACCGTATTGGTTCTCGCTACCAGCGGAACCATCAAGATCAGTGAATCCCTCTTTTACTGCCTTACACTTATCACAACCGCAAGGCTTTTTTGGCTTTCTTTGTCCACCAAGAGTTTCTGAATTATTCGCAGAAATCCCGCCCATGCCTTCAGCCTGAGCGGGTTCATTCATTTCTTCGCCGTACATGATACTCTCAACTGCACGAACTAATCTTGCTTGACGGCGACGAGGCATTTGGTCGCCTGCTGGAGTTAAATCTGGTCTATCAGCAACCATCTTGTCTGCGCCTAGAAGATGCATTGCCTCATTTTCTTTTGGTCTTGTGAAAGGAACAACAGGTCTGTCTGGAGTTCTTAATTGTTTCTTTCTACGCTCTTCTCCAGGTTCTTTTGTTGTTGACTTAATTGGTGATTGTCCTGGAGTATCTTTGGCATAAGCATTGACTAGATCAACAGTACCCATTCCACGTTTAATAGAAGCATCAGTAGCTTCATTAGTATTTCTTGTGGTTGTCTTTACTGGATCAACTCCTGGGGTTGTTCCTTCTTTAGATCTTTTTTCAGAATCAAGAACATTTTTTGGAGAGTGTCCACTTAATGCAGTTTTAGTTCTTGCCTGTAGACTAGTATTTTTTTCTGGTCTTTTCTTAGGAAGTTCTGGAGTTTGTGATAGTCTATCTTCACCTAAAGGATCGTACGATTCAGTTCTTCTATTATCAATAGTAGGATTAATGATGATGGGTTCTTTCTTTTCTCCGGTCATGGTAAGTCCGCCCTTACCACTCTGAAGAATCATTAATACCTTGTCTAGAAGTTTACCCATCTCTTATCCTTATATTCTTTTTATTGTTATAGTAGTTTTGCCTGTTTCAGAATTATGGTGAACATGATGTGCAGTAAATTTAACTTTGGGATATTCTTTTTTCAAACTTAAGAAACTATCTAGATTAGCTTCATCGTCATCATATAAATGCACACTTGTAAGTCCTCTTTCTTTAATTTGGTCTGAAACAATCTTCTTCTTAGCCTCTGGTGTAGGCATATCCAAATTGCCTGCTCTCCGTACATGTATCTTATTTATATCTATTCCATATTTCTTAAAATGATCAGCAAAAGTTTGCTTATCGTCTAAGTCAGGACGAGCGGTCAAGAACTGAGCATCACCACCAGTATGTTGTAGTAGCTTGACCTTCGCTATGATCTTGCGAATTGGTCTAGATTCTGCAAACTTCTTTGCGCTACTAAATTCACTAAAGTCTAAATGATGCCCTGGCTCTTTCTTATATGTTGTGTATTCATACGGAGTCAAAGATTTAATATGATTTCCATTTGCATCATATACTTGAACTCTTACAGCATTAGGTCCATATGATGGGTCAAAGGTTGTGCCATCTATGTCAAAATAATGCGCAGCAGCATGCTCGCTAAAGAAATCAGTGAAGATTTTCATTATAACCTCAATTATTAGTCAACACTATTTAGGTTAAACCAGTCTGGGACGGGTCGATTCTTCCAAGAATGCATGGATTTCTTACCTTTTATGTAGTAATTTCGGTAATTTACAACAGGATCATCGCTAATGATATATTCTTGATCCATACAAGAAGGCATGGGAGTCATAGGCCATTCTTTAATATTTTCAGGAATAGCTTCTAGGTGATATGCCAGTTTTTCGATAGTTGCATGAATCTTGCCGTATCGATAAGTATATTCTTCACCAAGAGCAACAAAGTGCTCATACAACCAAATATAGTTGCGCACAGATTCTCGGCACCAAACCGCACTAGGATGGTTTACGTGAGTTGCTGAGTATAGATGCTCTTCCCTTGCATCATATAGCTTCCATCGTTTTGCTTTACGACCTGTTTTAGATTGGCCTTCATATTCTACACCATCCACAACACGATGAGCAGTAGAAAGAAGCTGTGCAGATTCCAGAATCATCTTAACAACATGGCGGTCTACCATGTTTTGCGCTGCAACAACAGGGTCAGTATCAATATAAAAAATATTCACAGGATACTCCTAACATAATTAGAAGCCCATTATAAACTAACTGTCAATAAAAGTCAACTATCTCGTCAGCTATACCGTATTTGACAGCTTCTTTAGCTGACAACCAACGATCTTCAGGAGGAAGAAGATATTCACGAACTTCTTTTTCTGTCAGTCCTGTACACTTTTTATAATGTTCAAGAATTCTAACACTGACCAAATTAAATTCTTTCATCTTAGCAAACAGCTCATGCTCTTTATCCCAAGCAAATCCTGTATACTGGTGGCTAAGAATTGATGTGTTTCTTGTAATAAATCTTTTACCCTTGGCACCAGCCATAAACGTAAGCAAACCACAACTAGCAATTAGCCCAAGACCATATGTATGAATAGGAACCCTAGAACCTTTGATAGTATCAATCAAAGCAAATGCACTAGGAACCTCACCGCCTGGAGAATTAATTAGTAGCTTAATTTCCTTTGGTCTTTTTGGAGCTAGATTGCGCTCAAGAATAAACTTAATTAGTTCTCCAGTAGAAGACGAGGTAAAGTCGCTATTGAACAAATAATAATTATGCCGTTCTAATGATGGAATTTCGTTGTTCTTGGTTTCTATATTCATGGATTCTCTTTCTCAATCAATTTTTCAACGACCCAGCCGCGCTGCGGATCGAAGTATGTGTTACAATGTTGTAGATTATTTTGATCAATTGCCACAAACATATCTTCTTTATTTTTAAAGCAATAAACTTCACGAGCAGCGTTTTCGGGATATACCATAATACTTTCCTTTATTGGATGGTTTCAACATTTCTAACGGCATGATCTGCAGCTTTACTTGCGCACCATGCGTCAGGCTTTAGCACGGGATCAAACCCGAACATTCCTCTAACGTACCCCAATGCTTCTTTTACAGCAATTGAAGATTTGTGTTTTGGATTTGGATTAATATCTAAATGTATAGAAAGCGGGCGGTCACCCATAACCTCAATTAGTTCTGAGGCAAGTTCGGTTACATAACTGACTTCAGTCATTAACCTCATTTTTAGATTTCCATAATCTGGAATTGTTCTAACATCATGAAATAATTTACATCCATGTTTACTGTCCACATGAAGAACGATAACAGTGCAATATCTGGCGTACCAGACGTCTTTCTTTTTGAACCTAATAGAATCACAACCAATATAGACTGATGATTCTTTAGAAGAATTTAATATTGCAATTTTGGCTTCTTCGATCATAATATATAGCTTTCATTCTATTTTAAAGTTTTTGTACTCTGTATATTGTTTTTTGAACAAAGTGAACAATTTCTTTTCATTAGAAAATGCCTCAATTTCCCAAGGCATGTTTAGATATTCATTGTGGTTTTTATCATCAGCAATATACGTTTTCTTTTTCCATTTGTAAGAAAGACCTTTACCATCCTTTAGTTCAGAAAGAGCATACTGTTTAAGGTGTATGATTTCATGAGCCAAAGTAACCAAGGCAGAAGCAACATTTCCATCTTTCAACAATTCTATCTCAAATACTCTTGGCTTATAGTTATAGTCATCTAGATACGTGCAATAACCTAAAGCGTCAAGCCCAGACTTTATACGAATGTCTAATTTAATATTCTTCGAAAGTCTTTCTGAGATATACTGACGAACATAAAACTCAGCCGCCGCCTTTAATACTTTACGGAGTTCGTAGTTTCTTGTTCCAGTAACTGAAATGTTCATTGCTCAAACAATTTTTTATATGATAAGTCTAAAAAGAAATTTGGAGTGTATCCAGCAAATCCGCAATTTTTGTGCAGTTTTGCTATTACTGATATTGCTTCTTTTCTACTATCAGAAGAGAAAATAACACGATCAGTTTTTGTTTCTACAACTGTAGTTTTACCTTTATTCGTATTTAGTGTGTAATTCATTTAAGTTTTAACCCAGCAAAATCCCTCTTAGCAACACCTCGGCTCATGAATTTATCTTCAGTTCCGAATGAGCTGTTGTCCATTACTGGAGTGTCATTCTTCTTACCCTTGTATTTAGGTTCTGACATAACTTGATCTTGTGCATGAGACTCAACATCATAAAGTTTCATCTTTGCTCGTTCAATCCCAATAACAAACCGCTTATCTTTATTAACGTCATTATATCGATTCTTAAGCTGGATAACCATCATCTGACCAATAGCTTCCATGTCTTCATTAGAAACCAGGGCAAACATCATATCTGCAGTCGCAGGAAGTCCGAAAGATTCACTTGTGTTCTCAAGACCAGGATCACTATTAGAGTAACCATCACGATTGGTTTGTGTTGCTGTGAAGATAGGAACATTATATTCTACAGCGAGTCCACGAATTTCTTCAGCGATGGCTTTAATGTAAGAATACGTGTTGATACTAGACCCCAACTTCAAACGCATCGACATACAGATATTGATATAGTCGATGTAAATGACATCAGGAAGAAAGTTCTTCTTGATCTTCAGCTCATTGATAAGGTGGCGGAAATGCCCAGCACCTGCAGCTGAAGTTGGATACTCCTTAACAATAAGACGACCATTAGTCTTTTTCTTTAGATTTTCTATCTTCTTCAGATAAGATTCTTTAGGAAGCTCATGAAGTTCATCCATAGTCAAGTTAAGGCGATTAGCGTCAATACGTTCGGCGATACGTTCTTCAGCCATTTCCATGGTAATATACAGAACATTCTTACCCAACGAAAGATGGCCAGCCGCGCAATGAGTCATGAACAAAGTTTTACCAACGCCAGTACCAGCCAGAATAACATTCAAAGACTTCTTGGGAATACCTCCGCGAGTAATCTTATTGAACATCTCAAGGTCAAATTCTAGCTTAGATTCTGCCTTATGATAGAACTCATAACGATCTTCAGCATTCTCAAGAAAATCGTGACCGATGCTAGTATCAAATGACACACTCAATGCATCGGTCAGGATTTGTGGGATAGCACCCTTGTCTTTCTTGTCTTTGTTGCCACCATCAATAATAGTAATTGATTCACGGATCGCATTGAAAATGGCGCGATCTTGACAATACTTCTCAGTCTGATCAACCAACCACTGCTGGTCAACCTTCGGATCATCTTGTATTTTATCAATAGTTTCAATTACTTCTTTATATTGATCTTCATTTACACTGAGCTTATCGACCTCAAGCATAAGTGTGACCTTGTTGGGCACACTGTTGTAAGCATCAATAAAATTCTTGACCACATTGAATAGAATCTTATTCGAAGGTGTAACAAAATACTCCTCTTTCAAGAAAGGCAAAACCTTACGGCAAAATTCATCATTAGTAACAATATGGTTAAGAATTGTTTCTTCAATCATTCAACTTCTCCGTAAACGTCTTTCATATCTTCATTAGAAATCATATCATCATGAGAAAGCATATAGTTATCTTCAATATACTTACGGAACGACTTTGATCTAAGAACAGGAAGCCAGAAATCCTTGTTATCTGTCTCTGCGCGACGATAATTCTTTTCAGAAACTTCCCCAGTTTCTAGATCAACTCGCTGATACCAACCGTTCTTTGGCTTAACCACATGACCGGATTCTAGAGCAACATCAAGCAGACCAGACCAAGTGCTAATTCCACCTTCAAACCGAACTTCGATAGGAATCTTTGACTTCTCACGAACGTAACGCGACTTTTCTACATTAATGATAAAGTTGTAGCCAGTAATGTCAGTTCCATCCTTTTCCTGCTGACGACCAATAATGAAGATATTGTCAGCCGAATAGTAGATGCCAGTACCACCAGAAACAACAGCCTTGGAATACATTTCCTGAGTCTGGTAGGTATGATTAACCACAACCATCGGAATATCCTTGATAGTCAGATGCGGTGTAATGATACGGAACAGAGACTTGAGCTGCTTAGCACGAGTCATATCTGCAACAGACTTACCTTCAAGAGCGTCTTCAACTTCTTTCTTAGAAGCAAGGTTGCCTACCGAGTCAACAAAGATAATGACCTTGTCGCCACGCTGAATTTCCTTCATCTGAGACGTAGCATCAAACTTTAGCTGTTCAATATCAGTAATGGGACTATGAATAACTCGAGTCATATCAATACCCATCGATTCAAAATATTTCTTACCAGCACCAAATTCCGAGTCATAAAACAGACAGATTGCTTCAGGATACTTGTCTAAGTATGCCTTAACTTCAAGCAAGCAAAAGAACGATTTGAAGTGCTTCGAAGGGCCGCACCAAAGAGTAAGTCCAGGAGTGATGCCACCATCAAGACTGCCAGACAAAGCGACATTAATCATAGGAACAGTGGTTTGTACCATATCTTTCTTATTAAAGAATTTCGATTCAGAAAGAATGTCAGCTTCTTTAATTGTAGTGTTTTTCTTTAGTCTATCTAGAATGCTCATAAAACCTCCGTATTAATCATTGAAAAAATCTTCTAGAGTGTTAACGTATTCAGTTTTCCACCCAATTGCATTGCTAATTATTCGCAACGGGTCGAGAAAGGCTTTGTTAAATTGAGTTTCGTAGTCGATGTATTTGTCCAAGTCCAATGACTTTGGCAAATTATTAACCACAGATATTACGTTTTCTTTTAGAGTATTGGGCGTAGTCATGTAACAGAACTTAATCTTTTCACCTTCCTGAACGCCTGGAAATTTACTATCCAATCCCTTTTCTTTAAGGAAATGATTATAAACTAGAGCGCCTCTGACATGAATCGGAGTCGATAGTCTATAGATGGTGGATGGACTGGAAAACTTAGCAAGATTATTGCAGCCCCGAGGAAAGGCAATTTCTTCAAAGGGCAAAGTTTCAAACTCATCTTTGAATTGTTCAATAAATTCGACCAGCTGATCCTCTGTTCCTTCCATCATAATCCTCAGAGCTTGCTTAATCTTTTCTCTGCAAGAAGAAGGAGTTGATGATTTAACAGCTTCAATACCCATCATCTTTAGCTTAGGTGCAGGATACCGGATTCCTTCACTATCCCACACGTTAAGAATATACCGCTTCTTGGCAGTCCAGATGCCCTTGTCTGCAATAGCTTCACGCTTCATAGAAAGAAACGAGTTATATGCTTTAGTATACACAGCAAAAGCATCAAGAGTTTTTGCGATATAAGGCTCTAGCTTTTCCTTACAAATTTTATCAACAATGTTGATCTTTTGCTCAAGAGTTTTGCCATCAGCAATTTTATCGACAAGTTTCCCCAGTTTAACGTAGTTGGAATCGGTATCTACAGCAATAACATAATCTTCATCTTTAGTGCCAAGTATCTTATTCAGATACAGGTTCATATTTGTTTCTACATATCTAATGGCAAGCTGGCCAGATAGGGTAATTGCTTCAGCAAAAGCCAAACTATACCACCGACAATAAGCATTTCCAATAGCGCCATAAAGAGAGTTGAGCTGAATTTTACGAGCCATCTGCATGTTGTTGTATCTAGCGATAGCATTCTTGAGTTCCTTTGTGGGATTCTTTTGGTATTCTCTTTCAGCCTCAAACATCTTATTCTTATATGCCTTACGGTCTTTCATCATCTTTTCGACAATCTCAGGGAAAATTCCCTTTTTAGATTTGTCCCAGAAAGAACCGTTGGCTGCAAGAGTATAGTTTTTCTCAGTCAGTTCCTTATCATATTTAGCCAAAGCATTGTTATAAAGTTGGTCATCAACACTCCAAAACCCATCAATTTTTCCAACATAGGTTTCCGGCGATAGATTATACTGAACAATCAGAGAAGGGTACAGCGAGGTAACGTCAAACGACACAACCCATTCATGCATACCTACCTGCGGATCTTTAACGAAAGCGCCAGCATATTGATCACCTTTGCTGGTAATCTTATTCTGAGGAATGACCAGCTTTTTGTCCATCATGTAGTTATGAATAATAACGTCCCAAAGACGCACAGAAGTGAATACGTCTTCAAGGTTGATCTTAGCGTCATAAGCAATAGTAAACGCTTGATCCATAAGATTCAAACGCTCATCCAACTTATCAACAAGAATAACGTCATGAATGTTATATTCAATAAACTTCTGATAGTCATTCAAGAAGAAGTCATGCATGTTATCATATTCAGAATAGTCTAGCTTATTCTCACCAATCTCAACGTAGGCGATGTGATCCAGCCGATACGATTCCTGCTGCGTATAGGTAAATTTCTTATACAGCTGCTGATAATCCATGATAACAATACCCATAGGATTATAGGTTTGCTGCTCCTTACCAAAGATTTCAACCTTAGATTCCAAAAGAATCTTCCAAGGCGAAAGACGTTTAGCGAAGTCGTGACCAAGAACATTCGTGATACGGTTTACCAGATATGGAATATCGAAAAACTCAATGTTCCATCCAGTAATGACATCGATGTCAAATTCTTCCCAACAATCAAGGAATTTGAGAAGCAGCTCTTCTTCATCACGACAGTTATAATAAACTGCGCCTGTATCCTTTACATCAAATTCTCCGCATCCAAAGACACGGATTTTGTTACCCTTCTTCAAGGTAATAGCTGTAACTTCTCGGTCAGCTGCACGAATATCAGGGAACCCACCATCGGAATTAACTTCGATGTCAACAGTTGCAACGTTCATACGCTCTTTGTCGTATCGAACTTCACCAGGATATTCATCATTAATGAACGCATAGACAAACTTATCAATACCATAAATGGGAAAGTTCGACAAGTCGTCATACTTCTTTAGAAACTCTTTGCCTTCCTGAAGGTTTTCGAAATCATATTTGGCTACAGGATTTCCATCTAGAGTATGATACTCCGACTCTTCTTTGCATGGAACAAACAAATATGGCTTATACTGTACCTTATGGTGTTCGCGCTTTGCACCATTCCAACCTCTAACAAAGATGTAATTTCCGCGCTGTATAGCGGACGTGTAAAATCGCATTCAGAACTCCTTCAGTTCTTACAAGTATACCTAATTTTTCAGGTGAAGTCAAGCCAAAACTAGTTTAGCTTTGTTGTAATATTTCGTTCTAGACGCTAGAGCAAGTTTTGCTGCATTAACGTGTGCTGTAATTTGTTCAATATTATCAGCATCAGCATACTGATTTATTGCTCTATAGTTCCAATACCATCCAGCAGAACGAGCAGCGCCTTCTTTTGTTTGTAGATAATCTTGAACATTATCAAGAGGCATTTTAATATACGCTGCAAATAGAGAATGTAAATCTTTTCCAGTTAGCTGAATAAGACCCATACCTCTATACTTCCATCCATCGCCTGTTGGCTCTCCGCCATTCCCTAATCTATTAGCATATGCCAAATTAGCTATCTTTTCTGGCTTGTGCTCGTATGTAGCAGCATTGTATTTGTTAAACACATGAGGAAATGTTGCTATCAAGCCTGGAGCAGAGTAGTTTAAGTTTTCTATAACACGTGTCAAAAGGCTGGACTCGACTCCAATTTGGGAGAGGAATCCAGCCTTACGATTTACGGTATTGATGTTGAATTCAGCAAATGTCTTTTCTAACGGCTCAAGATAAGAAGGAAATACTGAGCTTTTTACTTCATAGATTTCTTCTAGATGTTGTGCTGTTATCATCTCAATTTAGTCCATTTGCTTTTAAGAGTTAGTTTTGTTATTAGCCTTTTGTAGAGACTAACATTATTCATAAATTCAATCTTAAGATCACCATCCCCAAAAACCTCCCAAACCCATTTGGGTTCACGAGGAACTGGGACGTAGCCTAAGCGTTCATCCCATTTTAATTGTTCCATTTATTTCTTTCCGATCGAATACTTTGGAATTAACTTCCAATCACCTTTCTCTTTATATGATACAATTTTGATCTGACTCATAGGAGCAATTGGCTCCTCAGTCATGGTCTTGTCTACAATCTCTACAAGACCCCATTCGGCCAGTAGGTTTGCGATTGTATTTCTGCGTGCAATATCGCCTTCCGAAAAGTCAGTGGGCTTTCCGTCAAGAACAAACATCTGCTTAAAGTGCACAATATAGTATTTGCCTTTTTTGTGCAAAATGTGACAAGACTGATAGAGTATCTTTTCTTTGCGTGAAGCTACACCAATTCTTGTTAAAGTCTCTTTGACTTTTAAGAAATCGTCTGGTTTTTGCAGGGTAACTTCAACCATTGTTTCTAGTATGTCACTCATATCGTCACCTTTGTTCTTGTTTTGCTTTCAATAGTGCTATTTGCTGTTCAGTCAGAATAGATAGAGCAGCTTCAGCCTTCGGTTTAGTATAACCGTAAGTAAGCATAACAATATCTAAATTACTCAAACCCTTTTCTTTCTTATACCATTGGGTTTTCGCTCTTTTCCGACTTCTCACACTATTTATAAGATAGTCAAACTGGAGACGATTATCGAGTTTATGATACAGATTCATGACATTTGCATCATGTACTGTATCAATATAGTGCGATAATGCTTTATTTACAATATATGGATTGTAATCCTTTTCTGCTTGTTCCGGAGATTCACTATTCTTTATGATATTCTTTTTACCTGAAGAAATATCAAACACATAATCAAAAGGATTACTCATTTGAACGAACACTGCAGCATAACATCAGTCAGAAAAGCGACTGTGTTAATTTCAGGATTAGCAACAAAGGCATGCTTGAACTGATAGTCAGCAGCAACAAGAATGAAGTTAGCTACTGAATCAGTTTCAAGATAGTCCGAACAAGTGTCATAAAGCATACGAAGCAAGGAAGCAAAGTCCAGATCAGAGTTCTGAGCAACCCAGCGCCGCATCTTATTGAAGTCCTTTTCTTTCAAATAACTAACGATAGTTTTGAAAGACTCAGTATTAAAGTTGGAAAGAATACCTGTGTCAATCTTACCAGTAGCCGAATACTTCTGCAGTTCGTTAATGATCTTACGAAAGTCAGGAAAGTGCAGGCTTACAAGTTCAGCAACTGCAGCTTTATCGTATTCAATTTCTTCTTTGTTTAGAACATCAAGAATACGCTTGAAGAAATCAATACAAATCTGTTCCTTATCTTTCTTTTGAATCTTAAATTCAACAGTCGAACAACGCGAACGCAATGGCTCAATCAGCTTATTCTTATAATTACAGGTGAGGATGAACCCACAATTTGACGAAAATTCTTCAATGAAGTTACGAAGTGCAGGCTGAACAGAGTCAGCAGTCAAATAGTCAGCTTCGTCTAGGATAACGTACTTACGGCGACCTGTGAAAGAAACAGTCGAAGCAAAGTCACGAATATAAGTTCTCAGAGTGTCAATACGACGACCTTCATCCGAGCCATTGATTACAATATAATCAGCATCAAGTTCTTTGAGCATAGCCTTGGCTACAGTCGTTTTACCTGTTCCTGGAGGACCAGAAAGCAACAGATTAGGGATTTCGCCCTTTTCTACAAACTGCTTGAAGGTATTTTTGAGACTAGTGGGAAGAATACAATCATCAATTTTTACAGGGCGGTACTTTTCCGTCCAGAGAAACTCGTCCATAATAATCTCCATAATAAAATAAAAAGCAGAAGCGTCAACGGTGGTGCAGGCACCTACGCTTCTGAGTCTTCCTGCACTACATCAGATAGATTAAGCCTTGCGAATTTCCGTCGCAATCCAATACTGACGAGCATCATTATCAAAAAATGCCAGTCCCTTAGAAGAAACCGTAACGGCATAGTCAAGAGGCTGAACCTTCAGATTGTCAGCCTTAAACACAACACGAAACTCAGAGTCAGTTTCCCCAAGATCGATCTTAAAGGTATCGCTGCCGCCCCGCTTGGCCACATCTTCTGCGCTAACAGTAACTCGACCATCTTCTCCCATGATTACAATTTCAGGAACCTGAAGAATAGAAGCAGCACGATGAATCTTAGTAATTGCTTCAGACGAGAGACGGAAGGCAGAATCCTGCGAAGGAAGCACAAGATCTTTCTTAGGAGGAACTACAATAGTGTCCTCTGCAGCATAGAAAATTGTAGTAACGTTCTTGTTCTTGTCCTTAATGATAACTCGATCATTCTTGAAATCGCAATCAGGCTCATCCATGATGCTAAGTGCACCAAGGAATTTCGAAAGATTGGCAAGAGCCAGATTGTTGGGGAAATTATCCTCAACACTAGTCTTGGCTACGATAGTCTTTGACGTCGAAACAGTCTTGATAACATTACCCGCCTGAATAGCAATAGACGGGTTAATGCTAGAAAACTCCTTAAGAACACTTACAGTTGCATCACTTAGTTTCATATTTCACTCCTTCATTATTAAAGTATTATTATATAACATATTGACTGCGAAGTCAATTACTTTTTGCTTCCCAGCTTGGTGGGATCAACAGTAGCGGCTGCGCCTACCTGAGCAAGATCGTTTAACGAACCAGCAAAGATATACGAACCAACGTGCTGCAGAGCAATCCAAGGAGCAAGCCAAACCTTCAGACCAGCTTCACGAGCCCACTGACAGAACATATAATCTTCTGACAGATAACGGTTCGAGTATTCATGACCAAAAGCCGAATGCTTGGTGTCAGCAATAAAGTCCATAACTTCCTGTGGAGTAGCCTTTGGATTCTTCTTGAAGAACTCAGCAATTTCCTTGTTGATTCGAGCAGTCTTGTTGTCGATAAGAGCATCAAACATGCACATAATCTCACGCGAACCGTCGAATGCAGCAGTACGAACGTGGTCTGGTCTGTACATAAGTTCAGCGTAAGTAGCCGACATCTTATCCAGCGCCGAACGCTTGATCATCATAAAGCCAGTACCAGCTTCAAGAACTTCTGCAGGCTCAGAGATACGGATTTCATTAGCACCATTAGCAGGATTAAACACATAGTCACCGACGAACTTTTCAAGAACGTTAGGGTCTTCATCTGCAATACCCTTGTCTACTGCAGTCTTGATCTTTTCCCAAGCAATGCACTTCTTAGGATAAGGGGCGCAAAGAATGTCATATGGTGAATCATCACCCTGAAGAGCAAGCATAGCAAATACATCCTGAGCATTGAAACCAATGTCAGAGTCAATGAATAGCATGTGAGTGCAGTCCGAACGAAGAAATTCGTCTACGCAATAGTTACGAGCGCGAGTAATCAGCGACTCGTTGAAAAGATAATAGAATCGTACTTCGATTCCATAGTGAACAGCCATCGCCGATAGGTCATTCGATGAACGAGCAAACATACCTGCGCACATACCACCATACATGGGGGTAGCAACAAATAGCTTACGCTTACGCATTTCTTCAATAGGAACATTAATATCCATAATTTACTTTACCTTTACGTCGAGAGACATATTCATTGCAGCGCCGACGGTAGCATATGCAATAGTGTTTGATGAGAGATCAGCAGTCATAGTTGCTGTTGCCCACTTGTTGTTAAAATCAACATTGCGCATCTTAGTCGAAGCAAGACCTGATGCACTGGTATAAGTTGTGACATCGAAGTTAGCGCCAAGGAAGATAACTTCCCAGTTCTTTTCCTGAAGAACCTTGACCTTATTCTTAATCTTAGCCTGAGTGTATTCCTGCGACTGGTTTTCTTCACCGTCAGTTAGAATGACAACAACAGTACGCTTTGCATTGCGTTCTAGAGCGCGATCCATTACATGAGCAGCAGCATCATAAAGAGGAGTGCCGCCAGAAGGTTGCAGAACATCATAACGAAGTGGTTCAAAGTAAGCAATACTTTGACTTTCCGTAATAGTTTCAAGTCTAGTTGTAGAACCCTGAAGAATATAGGCGGAATCAAATGCAACAATAGTTACTTCGCCTTCAATCTTTTCCTTCTGAAGTCCCTTGATGTAATCATTTAGTGAGGTGATAGCAGTAGTCCAGCGTTCACCATTCATAGAACCTGAGCGGTCCAGAGCAACAAACACGGCAAAATCATTTTTGCTTGTCATATTATACTTCCTTCTTGTTTTCTAGATCATGTACATGTAATGCGATGATGGCATAATGAATAACCTTCATCAAATCTTTGCGCCAATCTTCTACTCCACCTTTCTGGCCATAGCGACCAGAATACTTGTCGACGTTACCTAAGCAAAAGCCTAGACCCCGACCTCGGTCTATAGCGATTTCAGTTGATTGGATATTGCCTTGGGCATAGTGTTCGCCATATGTCTTATCAATGTAAGTGGCGATTTCTTGAAGGTATTTACCTTCGTTGTACTTATAGTTGATTTTTGGGTAGTTTTGTGTGTGCACAGTCTTTACATAGAATTTTGCACTTGGTTCAATTATAGTTTCTTGTATGTCTTGTATGCGTGGTGTCATATTGTAACCTCAATTATTAGCATCATGTATAACAGTATTTATATAACTCACAATGGTATTTTGCTCATCATACGTATTATTTTCTAGGTGTTCTATGATAAACAGCAGATTAAGATTACTCAAAATATTAGCAACCTTAGTTTCTCTACCTCGCAACCAGGTTTCATCTTGGTTGCTGCCTCGACTTTCATATCTCAATTCTCTTTCTTTCTTTTGAGTAGAAAGATAAATTATAGAAAGATCGAAGTTATCGTTACAATGCTCTAAGAAAGAGTTGTTGAATAGCCTATCGCCTTCAAACAAAACAATAGAATTGTCAGGAATAGAAGATAGAAATTTTATAGCTTCTGGCTGAACCGCCATACTCATTCTATCAGTTCCAGCAAACACCTGATCATCTTCATATTTACCTAGAACATATAGATTATCTTTCTGATGGTAAGGAACCAATTTGAAATCATCTTTGAACTCATCAATTTTATATTGATCAATTATCTTTCTCATAAGAGTAGATTTGCCAGCTCCAGGCTCTCCACCAATTGCAATAATCTTAACCATAGAACATCTCCAATCCTTGTTTTACTTCTCCTTCATCAGAGAACATCCAATTCAGCTTTTCTATTTTACCTGTATTAAGAAAAGAAGTAAACTTATTTTTATCAATCTTATTAGTAAGCAGTCTGTTATCTAGGGACTCTTGGCGAGCTTGCCAAAGAACATTCCACTCAATACCAGGCCAGTTATCTTCTTCTAGTTGAAATATTTCTTCAGCTTGCCTATCCAAATAATATCCCAAATACCTGCCATGTTTTTCTCTAAAGATTTTCTTAAAAGAACAAAGGCAAGTTTCCATAGTATAGTAGTTAGCTTCTGATGCTAGATGCGGAAATCTAGTTTTGATTTCAACAAGAATATCTTTTGCTTCTGCTTCTAAATATGAATATTCTTTTTGTGTCAACTTAGTATCAATCCAATCTGATCGATCAAGCGCCAGCAAAAAGCCATTACGGTGAGAACGACTGCCAGAATAGTCAGAAAGCATAAGGCTGGTTGGTTCAAGAATAAGACCTGCAGTGCTATGTAAAGACTGCATGTAAAACCAAGTAGTGTATCTTCCAAACTTATGAAACTCTTTGTTTACAACATTCCAAACATTGTCAAAATTCTGAGATTCATTATCCCCATAATAATTCTCTAGAACTTCTTTTTGAGAAGAGTTTCCTACAAACTTTTGATAGGACTCAAACATAGAAGGCAAATGCCCCTTGTTGTATTTGGTATCAGTTTGATAACGGAGTCTTTTATAATTTGCAGTGTTCCATTGACTGATTCTGTCTACAGTTGCAAGCTCGTAGTCGGGAAATTCATTCTTAAGGACCCACGAAGTAGGAAGATAATATGTGTTGGCATATAGCCAGCAAAGCCATACTCTCTCTTCGCTATTATGCTCATACCTGTTATTAAGATAATTCATCATCCAAATGGCAGGATCGCAATCTTTATACTCTAAAGACCACGCATACCATCGGATAAATCTTTCTTTATTATCAAGCATTCATGTAGTCTGCAAAAAGGTCATTTTTGATTGCTTCCTGCGCATAGATAATCAGATTTTTGCGTTCTTCATTGGAGAGCTTATCAACCAAAATAGTAGCATTGACATATTCTCCATCCTTACCGCCCGACGCTTCTTTCCACTTGAACTTGTACCCAAAATGCTTTTGCATTTCGTTATGAAATAGATTTTCCATGAAAGTGGTATTTTCCTCGCTGCAATAAAGAACACGAACAAAACAACTATCGGGATTTAGATTTTGGCGAATATAAGTGCCTGCGCCATGAGAATTTGAGTTAGTTTTTGAATTTGCAGTCTGGCGAATCTTATATGTTCTATCATGAATATTAGAACTCTTGCCAATATATCCAATATGAGGGCTTACAAGATCATCGCCGATAAGCTCAATATCTTCACCATCAGCCACCTGATAAATCCCAGTAGAACCGTACTGAGAATCTAGACTGCGCTGAACGTTGTTGGAAGAAGGCAATTCAGAAATTTTTCTCCACTCAGAAATATGCGTAATTTTACTCTTATCAATCATTTAATAATTCTCCATAATGTAGGTAGTAGTAACAGCAGCTTATATCATTTTTCACTGCAAGTCAATAGCTGATACAACGCCGCCCTTTCTTCCACTATTTACTGCAGAAGAGATGACATCATCATAATCATAGATACCATCAGTGTATCGGTCTCCCCCTATTTTAAAAATACTTAAAGAAGAGCCAGACTTCTGTTTTCCCCAAAACTTGAATCCACACTTTTTGTAGAATGGAACAGCATCAGGTTCAGCAGAAACTCTAAAATATACAGCATCCATTTTCATAGCTTTCAGTAAAGCGTAATCAGTTAGCACTCTACCCACACCCTTTCCTCTGTGAGAATGGAATGTGTGAAGTAATTGAAGATTTGCCACCTTTGGATCACGTTTGCTGACTGTAACAATTATTGCTCCAAGCAACTCGTCGCCATCCCATGCTCCGGTGCAATGTGCCCACTGATCTTGCATGTTGGCTTTAGCTAAGAATGTCTTAGCAAACGAATCTTCTTTTTTGTTAGTGATGGCTGCGGTAAATTGTTCTTTGCTACAATTAAGTAACTTCATGGAACTCGCGCTTTTTTTCTCCACGCTCTTTATCATATTTGGTATCAACCCATCCTGAATATTCATTAGCGTTCCAAATAAATGGAGGAAACTTCAGTTCATATTTATCAAGAATATCTTCCACACTATCACCACCATTCAGAGCAGCATCAATGAAAGCCTCAGCAAATATGAACTGAGATTCAAGTTCTTCTCTTTTAGTAGTTGATCGGAAACAGCGGAACTCAATAGTTCCTGTGTGCTTCATGCAATATGTGTTGATTGCATATCGGAAAGGCCGACCCATAGAAATACCATCTTTACCTGCAGCATGCAATTTGATAAAATGGTTAAAGTCTGTGGCCATGTTAATGATGTTGTCACACATATATTCAGGCATAACACGACCGCCATCATATTTTAGATATGTTTTGGCATTCTTGAATCCCTTCATATCTACACGATCTTCAAACTGATAACAAGCAGCAATGGTAGCTTCTTGATTCTTCTTGATATAAGAAACCAGTCTCTTTAGTGCATCAAGATCATCTTTAAGGCCAGGAACAAATACATGAAGATGGCCATGATTAACACAAGAAGATGATGGAGTATTACCGTGATCTTCAAATATCTTTTTAATTTCTAGAATACGATCAACCTGTTCTTGCCAAGTTTTAGTAGGCTTGGTGTTTATTTCTCCACCCATAGGAGGTTCTAGACCTAGCGGATCACACGCAATATACTTGTAATCGCCGTGGATATTCACAATATCAGTTTCAGCGTATTCCCACTTTCCTAAGTTTTCTGGAATACTAATAGAGCGATCAATATCACCCCATTCAATTTCATATCCCCAAGTATAGTCTTTAGTGTTATACATGTTGTAAATCTTTCTTTCGTACAATATCAACTTCGTGTCGTTCTATCAAAAAACTAACATCGTTCATAAAGTATGTAACATAAGGTTTTGCTTCAGCAATTCCAGAAACTCCGGCACGATGTAAAATGTCTTTAGTCGATGCAAAAACAACACTCTTAGGCTTATATGAATAATACAAAGGACGCTTACCGTTTCTAAAAAAAGATACTTGTTTATTATACAAAGACAATACAGCACCAGAAATAGAAGCATCTTCCCAAATAAAAGGACTTTTACCTTCAGCCAAACTTTTTAGTAAGAGTTCAGAATCATTTTTAGTATTACACTTATATCCATAAAGCTCTTCCCATCGCTCAGGAAGTTCTTGAGATATGACACCATTATGGACTAACGAAATCTGAGAAGTTTCTAGAGGCTGATTATACAACAAGTCAGAAGTGGAATATCTGCAATGTCCAACAAAGCATATATTTCCATCTTCATTTACTAGTTGCTCAAACTCATAAGTTTCAGCAAATTCATCAGCAGGAAGAGCAGTTCGCTCTGTCCAAATTTGTCCATCTTTGATATATGAAAGACCTGTAGCGTGTTTACCTCTGATCCGAGATTCAATAAAAATATTTCTGATAGTAGTAAAATCGGCTTCAGTTGGATCAGAAATATAAGCGCCGATAATACCACACATTAAAAGAAACTTTCTAGAGAACCTGCTGTACTCTTGTCATAAGGATCAGTCATACCGTGCGCAGCAAGGTAGTCAAACCATTCTTGCTCGTCCCACATACCAGGACTCACACCATTCCAAAGTTTACGCTGAAGGGGATGGTCTTTATTAAGTCTGCGGGAATCAACAAACTTCTTACGAAGCTGTTCATATTCCCAACTTCCAGGTTCAAGCATATCTTCACGGAAGTATGCAACAATAGTCATACGATCAGGATTCTCGCCCCGAATTTCTGCATTACCATGGATAGCAGTATGGTTTGCCACAAGGAGAAGATCACCAGGCTCTAGTTTTACTGCTGCACGATATTCAGGGAGGATAAGTTCCGCGCCTTCCCAACCAGCACCAAGACCGGATAGGTTCGAGAATCCTGACGCAAGATCGCCCGCATCGAGGTGCGCGGCGGTGCGGAAATTGTGATTCACTGTAAGAGTAGTGAATACAGTATCAGAAATCAAAAAGTTAGGATCAAGTTTATCTGCAGCTGCTCTTTGGTTGCCCCAACGCTGCGGAAGAAGTTGGCTGAAACAATGATTCAGCTTCTTCAAATACGGAAAGCTCTTTTCGAAATCCTGCGGATTCTTTTCAGTAAAAGCAGTTGCTCGCTTATAAGGAATTCTAGGATACCGAGAATAATATCCAGCAACGCCAGACATAACAGTTTGTGCGTAGTTAGTTTCCGAAATATAATTGTCAAGAATATACTTGGCTTCCGCTCGGCGAGTGTCTTCATGTTTATTGCTTAGACCCTCAACCCAACGATCAAACCATCCAAAATAAGGATCATGATCTTTACAGACTTCACTGCGCAACCACACGCAACCACGAGTCTGATCAGGCTCTTTCTTTTGATGTTTAATCTTGATAGATTCTAGACTTTCATCATCAAACACAGAAACGTTAGTTCTGGTGAGATATTCAAGAACATCAATCTGATAATTAGAAACCCACTCACGACCACCTCGACCAGAAGCAGAAAGCATTTCACCGCGAGGGCCAGCAGCCATACCGCGATTCTGCGATTCAGAGGCAGCACCAATCAGACCTTCATAACAAAGGTAAAGTTCTTCTTGAGTAAAAACGTTCTTACGAAATTTCAGGATAATATTATCTTCAGTCATGCTTCCATCAAGAGAAGGACCATAAACGTCAGTATCTTCTGTCAATAAGACATCATAATGGCTCTCATCAACAAAGCTGCCGATAAGATGATCGCTAGGAATCTTTTGATCAATATAAATTGTTTTTACTGACAAAGAAGTGCAAGGACGGTCGCAGTCTTTCACGCAGTCTTTCATAATAATCTCCAAATAACGAGCAACAAGTATACTATAAAGTTACAAACTTGTCAACTGCTTTTCGCATACGCTGCAGTTTTTTCCAATCTTTCTTGGCCCGTTCTTTATCTAACGACTCTGCACGGTCAAGATGGCATTTACCAATAAGATGATCGTATTCATGAAGGAATACTCTTGCCGTCATACCATCAAATGTGTGTGTTTTGATATATCCATCAGGAAAAGCAAATCGCACTTTGATCATTCTAGGACGCTTGATCTTAACAATCAACTTAGGATATGATAGACAGCTTTCTTCCATTTTAATTGTCTCAGAAGAAACCTCAACAATCTTAGGATTAAACGCCACAATAGGAGTTTCTCCAATCATTGCAAAAATCTGATAAGGATAACCAACCTGTGGAGCAGCAAGACCAAGACCACGATGTTCTTTCATCTTTTTGATCAGCTCAATGGAAAATTCCATGGGGTCAAAAGGAGGATTATCAAAGTTAAACCTTTGAGCCGGAGTCTTTAAAATAGGATCATTATGAGAAACAAGCTCAAGATTCATTACTTAACTCCCAAAACTTTTCTAAGATTAGGACGTTCGTAATTTGGACCCTTTTTAATCTTGCCATCTTCACGATAAACAGGCTTTCCATCTTCGCCCAGTTTGGTCATATTACTCCGATGCACTTCAGCATAACACTTATCAAGATCAATACCAAAAGCAAGACCTGCTCCGTAAGTGACGTACAAAATATCAGTGAGAGCATCGGCAACCTCAACGATGTCTTTATCTTTGATAGCATCTTTTAGCTCCTCTAGTTCTTCACGAATTAATTCGTAACGAAGTTCTACAACATCATTGCTAGGAAACTTTGGCTTGGTTGCAATCTTTTGGCCAAACTTTTCCATGAACTCTTTACCTTTTTCAAAATTAGTCATTTTTAATCTCCGTAGCCCAATTGACTGTTACCCAGTCTTCAATACAGTTTTCTTCTGTAATTAATTCATGGCCTTCGCCATACTTTTTAACCATTCGTTCTTTCCAATACGGCCAGTATTCAAATAAAATCTCAGCTTCATCATAAACAAATTCTACAGGATTACCGTCTTCATTCGGCTCAACATAAGAATATTTTGTCATACTGACATCCTCGAAAAATTCTTGACCTTATCGAACTTAAGAATTCGGCCAAATTTATCACTAATGTTTTCAGTCTTATGCGAAATAATAAAGATATTGGAGTCGCCCAGAAGAGTCTTAAGAATCTTCATGAACTCTTCCGAACCCGTTGCATCAAGCGCCCCATCGAAGATTTCGTCCATGACCAATAGATTTGTGCTATTGCTATTTCTGAGCTTAGAGATTGTACGCCAACATAGCATAAGAGCAAGATCAATGCGGCATTTTTCGCCTTCGCTAAAGGACTCGTAGGAGAAGTCGTCTCTATGTCTTGACCTAATTTTTTCATTGAAGTTTTCATCCAGTTCGAATTGGACAAAGAAGTCCATTGCGGTCAAGTATTTATTAATCAATTTATTCATGATAGGAACGTATTGCTTAATAATTTTTGCTTTGATACCACTATCCTTTAGTAGTACAGAAGCTAGATCGAGAGTTGACTTTTGTTTTATAAGGGTTTCAGTTTCTGCTGTGTATTCAACCAATTGGTTTTGAAGTTCTACGAGTTTAGCAGTTTCTTCTTTAATGGTATCATCATCTCCCTGAACCTTGGTCACTTCAGATTCTTCAAGCTGAATTTGCTTTTGGATAAAATCAACTTGATTATTGTTTGTATTAATAGTCGACCAAAGATCAATTATTTTATCACGAACTTCTTTGATATCAGCCAACCTCAGAGAAACCGCATTGTATTCCTCTTCGAGTTTAGTTAAAGCATCACACAGTTCGTGTTCTTTTCTTTCGCGATCGGAAACGCTATCCGCTTTGAACGTGTCATCAATACTTTGCTTACAAGTAGGACAGCTATCATTCTCTCGGAAAAACGCGATTTCCTTTTGCAACTTAGATTGGCGAGTTTCCATTTGCTTTTCTAGTTGAAGCAATGAAGTCTGTTTCTTAGAAAGAGCCGCCTCATCATTTACCGAAAGCTCAAGTTCTTCGACTTGTGTATTCAGCAAACGATTTTGCTCAACCAGATCAGAAATAGAGTCTCTCATATTCTGAATGAGAGTTTTCTTGCCTTCAATTATTTTATCACTACTTTGCTTAAGACTCAAGATATGCTTATTTTGCATATCAATCTTTTCCTGAGCTAAGGTAGCTTTATACTTCACATCAATGATATTGCCTTTATTTTCAGATAGTTTATCTTTCAGCAAAGAATACATCGTCGAGAAAATCTGAATGTCTAGAAGATTTTCATTAAATTCACGACGAGCGTGTGCAGGCATTTGCATGAACGGAACATAAGTCGAAGAACCCAAAGTAACAATTTGAGTGAACGACTTATGATTCATCCGCAGAATATGTTTCTCAAGATATTCCTGATAGTCTCTAGTTGCAGCATCCTGATTTACCAAGGTGCCGTTTTGAATGATTTCAAAAATATTAGGTCGCATACCACGACGAACTAGATACTCATTAGAATTAATACTGAATTCAATCTCACAAAGAAGATTCTTGGCATTGATGCTGTTAATAAGCTGAGGCTTATTAATTTTACGGAACGGTTTTCCATAAAGAGCAAAAGAGATAGCGTCGATGAATGTGCTTTTACCTGACCCGTTATGACCGACAATCAAAGTCATAGGGTGCGTATCGATATCAATTTCTGTAAATGTATTTCCGGTGGAGAGTAAATTCATCCACCGAACTTTTTTAAATGTAATTGCCATGCTATTCCTATTCTAACGAAAGAGCCTCGCTGTAAAGATCCGTCAACAAAAGGCTTAACGAGTTCTTATCAATATCAGCATCAATGTTGGTAACATATTTCTTCAAAAAAGACATAGTGTCTTCAGCGCCATCAACGACATCGCTTTCATCTTCTAGAGCAAGATTAATATCACTTTCAACAACTTCTATGTTCAAAGGATCAGACGCTTCTAGTTTATCAAGAAACAAGTCAAACCAATAATGGTTGGTCTTTTCTTTAACAATAACCTTCACATACGTATTGCGATAGGCTTCCGCATCAAAATCTAGTATACTCGAAGAAGAGTGTCCAGCGTCATCGTAGTACACCTTATGGAACATAATATATGGGTTTGGCACAAAAGTCAAGTCCCGAGTTTCGGTATCGAAAATATGAAAGCCTTTTTGGTCGCCGTAGTCAGACCAGTCCATTTCATAGGGGCATCCCAGATAGTGGATATTGCCACGAGAAGATCTATGATGCAGGTGTCCAGAAGCCACCAATTCAAACTTATTAAAGACATAAGACTCTAATCCGTGAGAGACATAAACCCCTCTGTGCATCTCAAACCCAACAATCTCAAGATGACCAAACATCATTTGAGCGCGAGTTTCGTCAATAAGTTTCATAGCATCTTCTTGATTGTCTTGGCAGATCCAAGGCATCAAAACAATATCAAGGCCACCGATATTAACGACTTGCGGACTTTGAATAATATGAAAGTTCTTATATCGACTGAACACAAGCTCAGGTGTGTTAACAGAAATAGTATTTTTGAAATACGCCGTGTGATTACCAACGATATAATAGTAATTAATATTGCGCGATTCTAGTTGATCAAACCACATTTCTTTCGAGCGCGATAGCGTAAAAAAGTTGACGAACTTCCTACGCTCAAACGTATCACCCAAATCAATAACAGTGTCTATCTTATTCTCATCAATATATGGAAATACTACGTTTTCATAAAACTTCTCGTAGTAATCCAGAAAAGCAACATTATCATTACGAATACCGAAGTGTTGGTCAGTAATCAACAATACTTTCATAATATAGTCCCAATCAATATTTGATTCTGCGCTTCATTTGTTTTAGTTCTAACTCTTTGTCAAAACTATCAACATTTCGCTTGCAGAAATCAGCGATGTTTTCAAGCGAAGTTCTATAATTAAATCTAATGTGTTCCGGCGCGCTTTTGTCGTTCAGCTTACTGATCATATCAGCAACTGGCGCTGGAATAATAATATCTTTAGCCATCTTCATTATCCTCTACAAATACATCTAACCCTTTTTTCTTTGGGGTTTTTTTGTTTTTGAGCTTTGTTTCATAATCAGAAACAAATTTGCCCATTCGTTCAGTATGATCTACTGTATGAGAAGATGACCCTTTTATAGCAGTTTTGCTTGTTTCACTATTAACAAACTCGGTCAGTTCATCCATGATATCCATATTCTCGAATATCTTGTATTTGACGTAAGTCTGTCTGTGCTCTTTAGCGATCCTATGCAAAAAGGCATTATATATGATCATAGTGAAATAGGCAAATGGATTATTGCTTTTGTCAGGGTTAAAATTGTGCATGTATGCGATGCAATTTTCTATCCCGTCTCCAATCATCTCCTCTTTATATGTATATGATATAAAGTTATGTTTGTATGATAATTTTGTGGCAATCTTTAAAATACAATCGCCAACATATTCTGGGATTCTGGGAAGCGGCTTATTGTTTTCTTTTGCATCACGATACTCATTGATATAATGAATCATATATCCGTAGAGCTTCTTGTTATCTACGTAATGCGGCTGACTTTTCTTTAGTGCTTTTTTTGACACCTTAATCACTTTTTCACTTGACATATTTCAAAACTCCGGTATAATCACGAATGTGCCTTATTAATGGATACTGCTATTACTCGTCCTAAGCATATTCTTAAACACATCCAAAGCATCATCTCTATCTGATGCCTTTTTCTTTTTCTTTCGACGTTGTTCTCTAAATTCCTCAAAGTTAGTAACAACATCTTTGATAGGATCAACTAAAAACAGAATATCCGTCTTACGGATTTCAATAGGATCATCTGTCGTTGCACAATATCTAACAAAATACAACACAAAGTCCGATCCGTCCCAATAGGATTTGGAAGCTAACGAGTCGTGTAAAGTATATGTTTCTTTAGTTGAATCTTTTTCAAGATCAATATCTGCTATGATCTCATCACCGTTGATTAGTTTTACTACTTTTAATGTCATTCTATACCAACCTTATATGTTTTAAAGTCGAATCCTTCAGTTGCGTAGATTTTAATTCTTTCTCTGTAGTGATTTGCTGTATGGTTAGTATGTGACTTGTAGCTAAGATCATCAGCAATATCAAATAGAGTAGCAATTGATTTGGTAGAAGATTTGCGCAATGCTCTACCTATAGACTGAAGAATACGTACAATAGATTTACTTGGAGAAGCAAATATCAAATTGTGTAAATTCTTGATATTAGTTCCTGTGGACATTGTGCCATAAGAAGCGACTATTATGGCGTTGCTTTCTTTTTCGACTATGTGTCGAATTTCTTCTCTTTCCTCACCATCCACACCACCGTGAACAAAGAAAACTGGTCGATCCCCTGCATTATCTTTTATTAGATTGTAAAGAACTTCACCATGTTTCTCTACATACTGATAAAGGATCAGAGTGTTTCCTTGTAGAGAAAGAGCAAGATTCTTAATGAATTTGTTTCTAGATTCTTTGCGAACAATAAAGTCCATTTCTTCTTGATATGATGCTTTCTTTACTTCTTTACATACCTCTTCTGGATAGGTAAGAACGATAGCCTTTATCAGAAGATTAGAAACGTGTTTCTTTTCCATTAACTCAGTAGTGGAGATGACTTTCTTAACTCTACCAAATAGTCCTTCAAGCACTAGCTTATTTGTTAGTGTTCCATCCAGTGTGCCTGTGAGACCGTAGCGGTATTTACATTTGGTCAGTTTAGTCATAATAGAAACAAGAGAAGTGGCTTTGAATAAGTGGGCTTCGTCTCCGAATACAGCACCGAACTGATCAAACCATTCCTTTGGTTGTTTTGCTATAGACTGCCAAGTAGTTACTGTAATATCGCAGTTAGTTTTCTTATCTACACCGCCTGTAATTTTATACACTTTACTCGTGTATCCATAATCAGCAAAGTCTCCAGCTAGCTGATGTACAAGCGAAATAGATGGAACGATGATAAGAGTTTTTTCATTGAGGAAACGGGCAAGAAGATATATGATTAAAGATTTTCCTGAAGCTGTTGGAGAAATCAATAATGCTCTTCTATTCCGGACTCCATAAACAAAAGCATCAATTTGGTGATCGTATGGTACATGAGGCAACTCTAGTTCTTTGATAAACTGTTTTGCTTCAGCTACTGAAAAATTATCCGCTGCATTGTTATATTCGTATTCAACTTCATAGCCTCTATCACTAGCGAATTTCTCAACTAAAGGTGTCAGACCTGCATAAAGTTGTTTTGTTAATACATTGTATAGGCGGATTTTGCCATCCCAGATTTTAGCTTTTACCTTTGGATGGAACTGTGCGTTTGGTATCGTGAAAGTAAAATAATCAGAAAGCTCGTAAGAAGTCGATGCCTCAGCATGAATCTTTACGTAAACTTCATCCACTTTCTTGATTATTAATTTTTCCGTCATGCGCCTACTTTAAATTGTTCCCATTTAATGGCCGAGCTAATCTCATACCCTCTACTATTTAGACTTTTAATAATGGCTTCTAACAAATCCATCTTTTCTTGTTGATAGGATATTTTGAGATTGAGTTCTGACATTTCTTTGTCGCCTTCGATGTACATATCGATATCGCCACGAATAATTCGTTTTGGATTAGGCGACCATCCACGCTCAATCATGGTTTCTTCATCAAGAGAACCAGAGTAATATTCAAACTTCAACACTTTTAGTTGTTTCTTTTTCTCAACAAGTTGCCTATATACCATTCGCTCTGATGAGAATATCTTAAAATATTTGTTGTGGAGCGATGGAATTTTAATTGCCTCTAGACCCAATTCAGTTCTATCAATTTTAGTGTCTTCACTCCACATGGCGTAAATATCATCAATTTTCATATTGACCTCGTTCTCTTCTACAGAAGATTATCCATACTATACTATTCGCGAAAAGTCAAGTAAATTATTGATTGCCAGAAATATATTGTCTTGTAAATTCTCTGTATTTGAATACGACTGTACCAGTAAGATAACTGATTTCAGTATCTGTTGTGTTGAATTCATTGATTGTTAATGATGATGGTATTAGGTCTCTAAAGGTTATGATTACATTAGGTTGCATTGCGCTATTCAATACTGTAAGCACAGCATTGGTTATGATTGCTTGTTTCGATCCAGGCGCATTAGACGCTAGTGTTTGATAACCCGAAAAGCTATCAAGAAGACCAACATCAGTAATCCAGTCATATATTTCAAAGTATGATAGCATATCTTCGTCAATTTTAAATGTAACGGATAAGTCACTAAATGTAACGTGATCGCCTGGAGTAGTAATTTTTCCAAATGGCGTTTGGTATGCACTAGTAGAATTTAACTCCAAAGAGGGAATTTGAACTGTTTGCACAAAATAACTAAATGTTGGCAACTGAGGAATATCAAATTTAAATCCAGTTGGAGATAAGAAATTCTTATTAATTACCTGCGTAGTGATAGCGTTCATTGTCGATCCAAAGTTTGTTGCTCATAGTCATATTTATATAAAAAAAGGGGGGCAGTTTCCTGCCCCCCTCTTAAGTTTAAACAACTTACTCTTATTATTATAGGAGGTTGTTGATTAGGATACGACGGTAGAATACGTTGCTGTTCTGGATTAGTGCACCCTGCTGGCTCTGGGTCGCGCCCTGAGCAAATGGGTTAGCAACAACACCATAACGTGTCTTGAAGCCGATCTTAGGCTGGAAGGTATCCTGACCAACCGCACGAACCATCTGTAGTGGAACGTATGGGCAGTAGAATAGACCAGCGTCGAACGCTGACGAACCCTTATAACCGACTAGGGCATAGTTACCAGCAGCATATGGATCGATATAGACGCGAGTACGTCCATTTAGAACACCAGCGAAGGTATTGCCTGTATCGTCAACCTGTAGGTTGTTCGAGTTTAGAGCAGGAGTATAGTCAAGAACGCCAGCCATCTGAAGAGCCGAAGCTACGTCTGACGAGCAGATCATGAAGTTACCCTTACCACGACGTGTATCTTTGGCGATACGGTTAGAGTCGCGCTCGATCTGGAACATCAGACCCTTGAACTTCTCAACTGACCAACGACCGTTTGAGTCGATGTCAAGGTCGAAAGTACCAGCAGTTGTTGTTTCAGCAGCACCCTGAACACCAGTTAGAACAACAGTACGGATGATTTCACGGTTGATGTCAGCCATGATTTCAGCCTGTAGAATTGTTGCCAACTCAGTTTCAGCGTCAAGACCGTGAATTGCTTTTAGGTCCTGTGCTAGTTCGATTGTGTACTCAGCTTTTAGAGCACGTGACTTAGCAGTAACCGAGATACGGTCGATGGTGATTGCCATCTGACCAAAATCGTTACCACCAGTTGTCGAACCGAGCTGTTCAGCAACCGAAGTAGCCATACCCGATGCGAAGTTGTACTGCTGAGCGTTACCCGAAACAACGTTGTTACCTGTAGCGACAACACCAGGAGTGTAGTTACCACCGAAGTCAAGAGAAGCGTTACCTAGACCAGAGTTACCACCGATCGAGTTAGCAACCTGAATGGTTGAAGCACCAGTGTTAGCTTCGTAGTAGAACGCTGTGTTTGCACCAGTTGGGTCGTTTGTCGAACCGAAGGTGTTGTTCGAACCAGTATTCGAAGCATACTGTGGACGTAGAGCAAAGATAAGTCCTGTTGGACCTGTCATTGGCTGAACACCGCAGAAGTCGTAAGCAACGAGGTTAGGCATTGCGCGACGGATTAGAGAAATTAGAACGGGGTCGTAGTTCAGTGAGTTGCCAGTTGTGTTAACTGGAGCAACGTCTGAAGTTTCCAACAGAGAAGTAGGCGCGAACGCTGCTTCTTGTTGCATTGCGATTTCTGTGTTTTCTAGAAGCTGAGCAGTAACAGCACGACGGTGTGAGTCTTTGAACTCTGGCGAACCTTCGTGATCTAGAACAGGTGCCCACTTCTTTTGGATTGCTTCATTAATGAACATTAGTTTCTCCTTGTGATTCCTAATTGGATTATATCTTATTTATATTTTTATTACTTTGTCGATAGTCTAGAGAGATTTTCTACATAGCGACCCATAGTGCCAGTGGGCTTAACAACAGTACCACTTGTATCTTCATCAAATTCTTCATTTAGATACTCAACAGCAGATGTTGTTTGTTTTCTGTCAGCAGGGAAATAAGTTTCCTTGATAACAGTTAGTTTCTTCGTGAACTCTTCAACCGAACCATACTCAATACCTTCAGAAAGAACCTTTAGCTTTTCAGCTTGTGTCATAGCCAAACCTTCAGTCATTTCAGCAAATACTTTAGAAACTTCAGCTTCCTTCATGGCAGCTGATAGATCGATGTTTTCTTCAATCGATTCGTTTAGTTGTGCTTCTAGTTCTTCAACTCGTGCGACTAGTTCTTCGATTACATCAACCTTTTCTTCAGGGATTTCGATGTAATGCTCAACAAATAGGTTCTTAAGTCCGCCGATGAATTCTTCAGCAACTTCATTGCGCAGTGAAGATTCAATAGCTAGTTCATTTTCGTCCATCCACTGTTCTACAGCGTAGGTTAGATACTTGTCTACAGATTCGACAACTTCTTGACGAATTGTTTCAATAGCTTCTTCTAGTTTGATTTCGTTTTCTTCTTCGATACGAGCTAGTTCAGTAACGATTCTTGCGTTAACTGCTGCTTCAAAAACGATCGATGCTTTTTCTTTTAGTTCTTCTGATAATTCATCACCGTCGAATAGATCAGCGATATCTTCTTTGGCTAGTTTAAGACCATTTGTGTGATGATCAATAGCGGCGTGATCTGATGTTGGAGAAATATATGATTGAGCTAGAGTTTCGCCTTTGACATTTTTGTCAGCATTACGACCTTTGTGTGCCTTTTCTGGACTTAGACCGGCATCATCAGCCATACCTTTGAAAATGTCACCGATCTTTTCTTTTGGTAGACCTGATAGCTGTTGTACAACAGCGTTAATAGCTTCAATTTTGGTAGCAAAAGTTGGGATTGCTTTTTCACCTTCACTCTTGTCAGCTGAACGAGCTTTATGTCCATCCTTTGTGATAGGATCTGGAGCTTCGCTCTGACCGTCGGATGCTTTGAATTCATCCAGTTGCTCAGCACTTTCGTTGATAATCTTTCTAGCCATAATTTGATTTCTCCCTGAGAGCTAATTTATTAGTATTTATATATTCTTATCTTTTGACCAATGAATTTACGAAATTCTCGAACATTCTGACCTTATTTTCTTGAATTTGTCTTGTGGACATTTTCTTAATTTCTGTTTTAACAGCTTCAACCTGTCTCCAAGAACCTTCAGCAATATCATACCACCATTCAGTACCTTCCATAATGCCCTTAACAAAAGCATCAGGAGCTGATGGATCAGCAACAATATCAGCAGCAGTAGCAAGCATAAAGTCATTTTGAACTTCCATAATGCCATCTTTGTTTTGTTTTAGCGAACCCATGCCTCTTGACGAAACACCAAGGTTAGCACCAGCATCAATAAGGTTTCTGGCAATGTTTCCCATAGGGGTCTCAAGAACTTGCGCTCTACCGATATAGTTAGGTCCATCTTTACGCAGTTCTTTGATCATGTGCGATACGCGATCTAGATTAATTGTAGGACCCGATGGGTGATTAAGTTCACCATAGGCTCTGTTTGATTCAATTAGAGATTTTGTGTAACGTGCAACTTCTCTATCCATTACTTCTTCTGGATACATTCTTCCGTTGCGATTTTTAATTGATGACTGAAGAAATACACCTTCAATGAAGTAATTCTTCTTACCGTTTTCGGTAGTCTCTTTAAGAGTTCTTACGTCTTCAATTTTTTCGCAAATTAGTAAAGCGCCGCTCATTACTTGGTTCCTTTGCTTCTCTTATTGATCAGATGCTTTTTGAAATCAGTACGAATAGCATCTAGCGCGTCACTATCGTTTGTTGTTGTTATGCCGCCTTCATCGGGAGATAACTTCTCGCCTTTGACTGGCTTCTTGTTGTTGAACTTAATATCTTTGAGTTCAGGAGAAACGTAATCAGCAGATTCAGTAGCAGGAACTTTAGCTTTGCTGTGTTTTGCTAATTTTGAAAAAGCAAGTTTTCTTCCTTTTCCATGACCTGTTTTTCCTACAGGACCTGATACAAATTCATTTTCTGGTTCTGTTTTATCTAAAAACGAAGTAGCAGTTTTTTTAGAAATTTCATCAAGCTGATCCACATCTTCTTTGATATTATATGGCTTTGACAGCATATTATTATATCTATGCATTCTTTCTCTGTGATGAGTTAGACGTTCTGCGTGATGATCAATATGCGAGTTAATTTCATCTTCAGCTCCGCGCATCCAATTGTGATCATCAGTTGGTATTCCTAGATTCCCTGATTTGAGATCATGATGAGCATCTTCCCAATTCTGGAGTTCATCTTTATGATGTTTATATCTTTCGCGATGATGCTTAACTAGGTCTCTAGTTCCACTTTCCGAATTTTTAAAAATTGATGATTTCGGTTGTGCTTTTGGTGGACCATCACGCAGACGAGCTTGCGCGGCTCTAAGAGCGGGAGTAACTTCTCTAGCTTCTCCGAGCGCACGTGTTAGTCTAGTATAAGATTCACTCTTCATGCTACCTTGAGCTGAAGAATAAGCATTTGGCTTCATTTCAGTATTGTCATCAGTCGATTTCTTTTCGTTTGATGTATCCTGAGATGATGTTGCAGCTGTTTCATAAATGTCATTGATATAAGTTAAAGCATACTCAATTTTTTGAGCATCTTCTTGGCTAATGTCTTTATTGTCTGACATCATTTCGTATAGCTGGGCTGATGTTAGAGCAAGAGCTTCTAGCTGTTTTCTATATTCAGGAACTTCAGTACCTTCGCCTGTATCGGGTTCAGAATCTGTTTCGTTCTTGAATTCACGAGAATTTGATGTTGGATTGCCGTCGCCTTGACCTGGAGAATCTGAAGTAGCAGGAGCAGCCGACATTGGGTCACCCATTTCTGCCATATACTCTTCGTTCTTCTTGCCGTAATATGCACCTAGTGCCATTCTAATGCGTGTTTTTTTGTCTTTACCTGCAAAACGAGGATCTTTAGATTTAACAAAATCATCAATTACAGGACCAGCGCCTCTTGACATATCTAGCTTTTCTAGAATATCGTCAAATGATTCGTATACGTATTCATCTTCTTCAGCCGAGCTATCGATATCTGCCTTTACAGTATCGTCTTTCTTAGCTTTCTTGCCTATCTCAAACTGTTCGCTGCCGCCTTTAACGCCTGGGGGAGCATTCTTTTGGTCATTTTTGAGATTGTCAATAATCTTAACAACGTGTTTCTTAAAGAAACGAACTTCATCCCCAGCAGTTGGCTTAGGCTGATAGTATTTCGGGTTAGGTACAGTTCCCTTAGATAAGCGAACCTGTGTTTGACTTAGGTCTTGATTTTCAGCCATCTTATTCCTCTGTATCCTCTCCGTCATCCTCGTAGTCATCACTTTGTGGTGTAGCATCGAGGAATCTTTGTGCGATTAAAACTTTTTGGACTTCTAATTCTTGTGCCGCTTTCTGCATCATTACGTCATGTACAGCAGCTCCGAGATTTACTTTATCTCCCGCCACAATCATATTAACTACGTCATCAATGGTGTAAGTATCTTCTGGCATAATATTCTCCAATAATCTATTTATTATTTATGCTTCTTTAGGAACTTTTGGTGCTTTTGGTGCCTTTTCGGGAGTAGGAGCATTACCTGACTCGCTCGAATCCGCCGCTAATTTTGCATCAGCATTATCAGTTCCTTCTACGCCTTGATCCATTTGCAGAGCAGTTAATCCAGGTGTATTGTTTTGGATTTCAAATTCGATTTCAGTATCCATCTGTTCAATATCCGAGTCCGTCATTCTTAGAACGTTCTTACGCACCCACTCAACAGAGTAATACTTACCGACATATGGGTCGATCTGCTGTAGGGTGGTTAGACGCTCACGAAGAATTTCACTGTCTTTAAGTTCAGCAAAATAGTTATCACGGCGGAAGTCAAAGTGAATAGAATCTTTAATTGAATCCCAGTCTTCAGTTGTAAGAATACCAGTCAAGATAAGCTGCTTTTCTAGAGCTTTCATGAATAGTTCTGAGAATTTCAAACGAAGGCGATATACAAACTTCTGAAACTTTAATTCATCACGAGTAATTTCTGACGAACGACCCATATTGAATCCTGATTCTGATTCAAGTCTAGAAACAGGAACGTTGAGTGATCTGTATAGTTTCTTTTCGAAATAATGAACGTCAGCAAGTTCACCTAGATTTTGGCCCGATGGCAAAGTTGTAATTTCAGTACCACGACCTTCGCTACGACGAGGTAGCCAGTAGTCTTCGAGCATGGTCATGAATTTACGATCGTCTCTCATGTCACCAGTCGTGGCATCATAGACTAGACGATTTTTATGGCGGGTCATCATATCTCTAACATGCTGCTCTGCCTTAATCTTTGGCAGGTTACCAACGTCAATATAGAAAATGCGACGTTCTGGTGCGCGTGAGATACGATAGATTACAGTAGCGTCTTCAAGAACGCGCAGCTGGTTTAATGGCTTGATTGCTTTATGTAGGTGTCCGAGAACAATTTTATTGTCCTTATCTACAATACCTGAGGTAACATGAATGATTGAATCTTTAGAAATCTGAAGACCCTGGTTATCCATGTTAGAAGCCGAAGATCCTTTGAATCCTCTTTCGTTAAACATATAGAACTCTGATTCTATGATGTTAACATACATTCCATTCTTTTTGATTCTCTTAACAGGACGAACCTTACGAATCTTTCTTGGATCAACATAACGCAATTCTTGAATACCAGAACGAGGGTTTGCTGTATCAATCATGATATGATAATACATTCTGCCATCAATATACCAACGACGGAAAATATCATATCCGTGAGTGTTGATTTGAAGCATTCTAGAAATTTCGTCCCACTGACCTTTGATAGCATCTTTGATAGTGTCTTCTAGTGGAACGTCATCGAGGTTTAGCTCAACGATTTTGTCATTATCTTCTTTTACAATAGCTTCGTTTACGATATCGTCAATAGCCAATTCGCATTCTGGTTGAATTGACATTTCACGATATTTTGCTACGATTTCTGCTTCAGTCTTGGCGGAACCTTCAAGATCTAAATATGTCCCGAAAGTTCCGCCCGCTGAAACAACTAATGCGCCATCGTCTGTTTCTTTTGAAACAAAAGATTGTATCGACGATGTATCTTCTACGGCTCTTTTAATTTCAAAGCCAAACAGTTGTGCCATGTTACCTCACAATTTAATTAATCATTATATTATATATGTTACGCTCCGCCAGCGTTTCCAGTAGTTCCGTTAGTTACTTCCCACCAGTCGTAGTTGAAGTTAACAGTGAATTCTTCAATCTGGTCAGTTGCGCTCCAGTCAAGACCAATTGACGCAACGTTTTCAGGGTAAATACCATGGAAAGTGTATTGTCTTAGAGTCTTACCTGTCTTGCTGAACTGAGTAACAATAGCGTTTGACTTGTACAGAATAGGAGCAGAGCTGCTAAAGGTTCTTAAGTTTCCTTGTAGCGAGTTGATCTTATTTGTCCATTGTTCAAGAGCATTACGGATCAGGAAGTCTTCATCATTGATGATTGTTACTGCCCAAGGGTCAAAAGTGCGATCGCCCGCAAGTTTGATCATTCTTCCGAAATAAGGAACTTGGATAGTTCCTAGATTTGAAGAAGGAAGAGATGCTGCTTTGCAAAGGAATGGAACCTTTACGTCAGCAATAGAGTTTGCTGGGTTGCTGAACTGCACTTGGAATAGTGACTGTCTTGCACCACCAAATTCTAATTGAGCTTTAAATTGTTCAATACTGAATGCCATCGTAGTATTCTCCTATCTTGCTATTTATTAGAATTGGCCAACAATCGTCGAGAAGTCAACACCAGTTCTAACAGCAACGAAATTCAGCTGAATGAAGTTAATTGCTCTTGCAGGTTTGATGTAGATATCGCCAACGAACTGCTGATTATTGATAATCTGTGCAGTGTTATTGGTTGTATCACATACAATACGATAGTCTGTAATGCCTCTTCTTCCCTGAATATCTCTCAGATATGGATCAATCAGATTGATAAACTGAGTTCTTGTGAAGTCATCATTGAACTCGAATAGAGTATATTGAGCAGCCTTTTTAATTGCTTTCTCAAGAACAATGAATAGACGGCGAACGTTAATTCTATCGAATGCACTTGGTTTAGTCGAAAGAGTTTTATCGCCGAACAGAACTGTACCTTGTCCTGGGAATGTAACAACTGGGTTAACAGCGTTTTGATATAGAAGATCACGATCAGCTTTCTTAGGATTATAAGCAAGTTTGATTGTGTTCAGGATCTGTCCACGATTGTAGCCAGCTGGCGACCACCATGGATCGTTGGTATTATCTGTTCTTGCGCATAGACCAGCAACGTCACCGTTAAGTGGGATATAGCGATATACGTCGTTGTATTTGTCATATTGATACTTGTAACCTGTATCCATAACTGCATATGTCGAAGAACGATTATACACGTTATTTCTGAAGTTTACAATATTTGCAGCTTCGAGGCCGACTTGGTTTACAACGTCTGACTTACGTGGAGAGATGAACGCCACGCAATCTCCGCGAGCCTGTGTGATGTTATCTGTAATATATCCTGGGATATATGCAGACGCATCAGTTCTTCCGCCAAGAACCAGAGAAATATCAATACTTTCTGGTGATCTGAAAAGATCGTATCCAGCAGCAATAGCTGCAGTTGCTACAGTTGTTTCGTCAGCACCATCTGAACCATAAGCGAACTGAATAGTTGTTGGTGATGCGCTAGTGACACTCGCAACAGTTCTTGTGTTTGCCGAAGCAGCTGTTGAAGCAACATCGTCGATGTTGTAAACATATACAGAGTTATCGTTGATTACCGATCTGTAATATAGAGTAGCTCCATCCGTTGTTTTGGCATCAGTGTTTCTTGACAGATTTTGGAAAGTCTCAAGAACTGTTCCTGGAATGCCTGTGAAGTATCCATAAGCATCTTGAACAACAACATGAACTTCGTCCTGTACCGATGCAGTACCGAAAGCAGCACCATATGTTGACTGGTAGATAGAAGTACCAGGAGCGCCATTTACGTTATTGAAGAACTGCCAATAACGAGTAGCATTAGGATTTGAACCAGCGTTGTTTGCTGATGTATCGATAATGGTATTTGTCGATAGGTTATAGTTTGTTGCAAGGTTCAGAGTAATAGCAGCAATTGAAGCGTTTACCGTTGTGTTACCAAGACTGATTGTGTTGGTTGTCTTTCCAGTAACTTGGACGTATTGAGTACCAATTGTAGTATTACCTAGAGCAATAATGTCGCCGATTGCGATCGAGCTGTTTGCAGTGCTTTGTGCAGTTGCATTTGATACAGTCCAAGCAACAGTACTATTACCAACAGTAGCCGAACCTGTTCCAGTAAAGGTTGGTGCTACGTTTGATGTGAAGTACAGTGTTAGAGTATTGCTTCCGATAGAAGCAAAGCCAGACATAATTGCGTTTGCTGTTACAGTTGAGTTTGCGATATTCGAAGAATATTGCTGAGAACCAGCGCAAACAGAAACAAGCAGCGAGCTACCAAGAGCGCCTGGATACTTAGCGATAAATGGCACTTTGTTGGTATCGTTAGAAAGTGGATAAGTTTTATTCTGAACAGCAGCATCATACGCTGCTCTGTTGTTAAGAATATATGAACCTAGTGGGTTCGAGATAGCAGCTGTGTTCGCAATAGCAGTGAATGGAGCAGTTGCGTTAGCAAAAAGGAAACTTACTGCTGATGCGTTAGCAGTGATATTTTGTGTTAGAGTAACAACAGAAGTAGTGGAGTTAGACGATACTGTTGAAACCTGAGTATTCGCAGGAACAATAGACGAATATACGATATCGCCAACGTTAATAGCAGTTGTAAGCGGCAATGTAATGCTATTTGCTGCGCTATTGCTTGTTGCTGTTACTGCAGCTGATGTGCCGTTGCTTGCAGCGCGGCCAACATATAGAGCGTTGCCGTATGCAAGGAAGTTTGCGGCTGTGAAGAATGTTTCTGGGTTTAGGTTTGATGGTTTACCAAAAGTATTAACTAATTGCGACTCTGTTCCAATTAGAACTGGAGATAGAACCGGACCCCAACGAAATAGACCCGCGATAGCTCCTGTTGTAGTAGCTACTGCAGGAACAACGGTAGTTAGGTCAATTTCGCTTACTGTTACACCTGGGCTTATGCTGAATGCCATTTTTGTCTCCTATTGAGGTCTTATTTTGTTATATTTATAAAATTCAGGAATTAGAAAAGGCTGATCCAGTCTGCATAGTTCCTATCTTCAACAGTATACACCACTTCCTCATCAGGACTACCATCATCAAAAACACCAAAAGGCAGAAGATCTTCCATAATTTCTTCTTCTGTTCTATCTCTTAATTTCGTAATTGTATTTATGTCTGAATACTCTTTGAAGAAATTCTGGTCAGTAAACCAAGAAAACAATACCAAACACATAACTAAGTCGTCATGCGCTCCAGGTTCTGCTTCATAAGAGTTTCCTTTTTTAGAAAACGTAGATAATTCTCTAATTGTATCAAAATCGTTCACAATAAATTGATTTTGTTCTACTAATAATTTCAGCATAGAACATCCAACAGACTTAACTGTTTTTGTTGTTCTAATGCCTCTTTCTGCGCCACGACCGTAACCTAATGTTACTTTTTTCCCGCCCGCTCTACCGTCATGAGCTGTGTACAAAATATTATCGTATCCATATTCATACAACACGTTATCTGCAACTTGTCCACCAATATCGTTTATTTCAACAAGCAAAGCTGCATTGTTGTATACTTTACAGATATTGTATAAAGTCTTAGAATATTCAATAGGAGTTATCATATTGTTTCTGTATGTACATACTTGCTGATACGGCAGAGACGTTACATCAACAATTTGGAAAGCTGAATAGTCTAGACCTTTACCTCTTGACGTATCTGCAACAACAGCGTAAATATGATTTTCTTCAGGCTGTTTGTATTGATTCAACCCATCCTTTGACATCAACGGATATTGCGGAACAAGCTCTTTTAATTTCCATCCCGAAATAAGCGTACCAGAACTTCCCAAGAACTGAACATTATATTCTTGGTCAAACTTTTCCTGATCACCACCCATACCTGCAAGGGTTGATCTTCTCCACTCTTCATCTCTTCCAGGAACTCTAGACCAATGAACTTCAATAGCGTTGTAATCATTTTTGCCGTTTTGCGCTTCTGCCCAAAGTTTGTAAAAGTGATTGAGACCATTAGGCGTAGAAACTAGAACGATCTTAGTTGTTTTACCTGATGAAATAGTAGGGAAAACTGATGTGAAGAATTCTTCCCAGTTTTCAATGAACGCAGCTTCGTCGATGAATAGAAGGTTGATTGCGTAACCACGAATCGCTGAGGCTGACGTAGCAGATGCGATAACACGAGAATTATTTTCTAATTGGAAAGATCTTTTGTTCCATTCAATAACACCCTGTTGTAGCCATTTTGGTAGATGCTCATACGCTAACTGAACTTTGCCAAGAATTTCCTGAGCAGTTTCAGCTTTGTTGGCGAGAATAGCCACGTTCTTTTCAGGGTGGAACAATATGTACCAAAGAATAAATCCGCAGGTTGTTGTTGACTTGCCGACCTGACGAGCAGTTGTGATGATAGTATGGCGATTGTCTGCCATACTTTCGACCATTTCTTTCTGGAAATCATACATCTTGAACGGCACTAGACCTTCATCGACATTGATGATTTTCATGTATGTTTCAATAAAGTAGGTTACATCTTGAGAACACTTGATGTATTCTTTAACTAATTCTGGAGTCCACTCAACAGAAACATTAGTTCTTTTTAGGTTTGAATTTCCTTGATACCCTGTATAACCATGAATTACTGCATTAACAGAATTGCTCGAAGAATTTGCTGTCATTATTCACCTATCTCGCCTTTCAATAATTTCTGTAACGCCGCAGTACTTCCGACAAACAGATTGTTATTTACCGTTCCTGGATTGTTTGGTGATGCAGCTGGTGCTTGCTTTTCAATTTCTTTAATTTGCTTACTTAATGCAAGAAGCTCTTTGTTTGCGCTCACTAATTCTTTCATCATAGTAGCCACTACCTCATACGCGCGAGGATGTTGTGTCTGCGTAGCAAAATCAATCATATCGCCCAGAGCCTCAGCACCATCTTCAATGATGCTTCTAAGATTTTCTCTTGCATAATTAAAATCATCAACCGCTGCATTTCCTGTTGCTTCAGGAGTTTCTACGATTTCTTTTTCAATTTTCGCAGGAAGCGGTGATACATTTAGAATTTTGCTTATGTTTTCAGTGTTTGCCATTATAAGTTTTCCGTAAAGTCATAAATGAATCCATAATTTGAATTAGCTTGTATTAGATTTCTTGCAATCGATAGTGATGCATTGGTTGTTGGAGTACCGTTAGCAAGTTGTCCTGGAGTTATTGTAGAAGTGAATACAGGAGTTGTGTTAGAAGTTACAATTGTATCATCATAAAGATTAGTAATAGCCTGTGTGATGACACCACCCTTACTCGTTGGACCGTATAGATAACCTTTAAGAGTAAATTCTAAAGTCCATACAATCGCTCTTCTATTTTCAAACCCGTTTTCATAATTATCTTCCATGCTAACAGATTTAATAACAACAGGAATATCCATTGAGATATTCATTTCAGGGATTATGTTTATAGTTGCTGTCCACTCTGGTTTAAAGAATGGCAAAATTTGTTCAATTATCTGTGTTCCATCATCAGCATTTCTGGTCATTACTGACATAGTAATATCAAAATCGTAAGGCACAGGATTAAACTGTGTCAAAAATGTTGATGCATCTCCAGAAAGATTTTTATTTCTTGAGATTGATGTTAGTTTTCTCTCTTCAGCATATCTAAAACTTTTAATTTCAAACGAAATTCTAGGAAGAATAGTATCAATTTGTCTCAACAGATCAGGATTCTGTTCTATGCGTGTGAGATATCTTTCTCTAGGTCCATAGGCAATAGGAACATTTATTTCATTAAGAAGATTTCCTGAGGAATCAAATCTCTGAACAGTGATGTCATTAAACAGCGTACCAAATAGGACGATGTATTTTCTTATTGTGCCAAAATAGTACGTATATCCAAACATTAGAAAGTTCCTCCTTCACTAAACGGATCTTTAATCGAGAAATCAATAAAGCCGCTTGCTGTGTTTTGGAAGAATTCATTCTCTTGTCCAAACAATGGATTGTCTGGTTGATTTGATCCGAAGTTTTCTGTTACAAATGGTTCAGATGCTTCAGAAGTAATGCCGGTATTTGATTCGGTATCTATTGATCCACCAGTTGCCTTTTGTGAATAATTGTTTGAGACTTGGTCAATGACATCGACACCAGTATCGAAAGTTTCGCTGCTGTAGTTGAATTTCTCGCAACGCAATTCATAGTGCTGTAGAGCACCAGTTTGATAGAAAGTTGACTCGTGTTCTACAAACTTGATTTCAAAAATCCCTGTTGTGAATGGGAAATACAACAGATCACCTTCGCGCGGACGAGCGAAATTATACTGTCTTCCAACTTCTTCATCAAATCTACGACGAGCAACACACATAGTAAGTGTATCACCAACCATTAGCCCAAATTTAGACATCAGATCACCATCACCACCGAATCCAGCATAATCTTTAAGATACATTTCAATCTGTATTGCATTGTCAAACTTAGAAGAAGAATCTTCACCAAACAACTCATCCAAGTTTACATGAGTTCTTGGCATATAATATACGTCAATACCATGCATCTTAATCATCTCTGTAGCGAGATCATTAAGGAGGTTTTGTTCTCCGTTGAATCCGTAAAGGTTAAAGAATGGATTAGTTGGCATCAGCAGGTTTTTTCATTTTAATGTGGCCCAAATAATATTTCTTATGCCATTCTGCAGATTGTTCTGGTGTTAATCTGACTTCTGCTGATGCATATGGGTGTGTTGCATTTCTTTTGTTTGACATAAAGTCGCTTTTTTGTTGGTCAAATCTTTTTTTATTTTTCAGATTTTGTCTTGGAGTCAACCCAACAGTTTTATTTTCATTTCCTGCAAAATTAGTATCTTCTAACGCCTTTCGTACAAGATGTTTAGGCACTTTCATCACATGAATATCTCTTTTTTCATCTGGAAGACGGCTTACTTTTTTCCTTTTTCCTGCCTTTGCTTGGCCTTCTTCTGTATAAGCATAAGCCTTTGCTGTATTTGGGTCAAACGCATGTGAAACCATTCCTGTTGTTGGATCTGGACGAACAATGCCATGTTTTTTTATACTATCTCTATGCTCTTCAGATGCTCCATGATACAAATACATATGATCTCCATCGTCATCATCATGTATAGAGTGTAAAGACCCTTTTCTATAATGAGCTTTATATTGTTTCGTTTCTTCTTCACTAAGGAATTGTTTAAATGATCTCATAGAATTACCCAATCATATCTGCCAGCGGCAGGCTGTAATCGTTAATCATTTCGTGCTCTAATGCATCAATTTCTTTAGTGGCTTCATCATAGATCTTTTCAGCATTAAACTTCATTCCGCCAGGAAGAGCAACATCACGATATTTAATTAGATTTTCACCCCACTGCTTTTTGATAAGAGCAGTAGCATAACGACAAAGCCAACGGTCGCCCCACGCCTTTGAGTATACATTAGGATCAATTACTTGATACGCTTCAATTATCATATACTCGCCCACATTAATTGCTGTCCAGTCCATATCAACATACAAAATACTACTATGGCGGTTATATCGTAAAGGCTGTTGTCCGACCAACATTTGTTCTAGGAATTGAATGTTTTGCATGGCCAGATAATATGGGACCATAGTTGTTGCAGTAAGGTCATACAAATCGTTTAATGCGATCTGATAACGAATATTGAACAAATTGTTTGTTGACAAATTTTGCCCAATAGGATAGATGTTAACAACACCGATGATATTATCTGGCATTGTGATGTATCTATTGACTTTATCTTGAGCAGTGACCTGATATTTGTAATATGTTTTATCAGTACCATCATAATGATAGTCCCAAAAGTATTTTAGAGCATCATCAACGCGATCATCAACTTGATCGTCATCTACGTTGATTTCTATAACTGGTTTACCAAGTCTACGTAGACAATATTCTACAAACGATGGTCTATCTGTTGGTACTGCCATACTCGTATGTCCTTTTTTATATTTATACTACTTATGCGTATGTAATAATAACTTGTCCGTTTGCCCCAGAACCCTGATAGTTTGTTCCTGTTGCTCCTATACCAACAATAATACTTAAACTAGTTCCTGGAGTAACTGTATTCGTGATTGTTTTGGTATATCCACCTCCACCTCCACCGCCACCTGCGCTGCCAACAGGAGTACCGTGTGGCTCGTTATATCTTGATCCGCCACCACCGCCTGCTCCTGGGACTGTTCCGGGTAACCCAGAAGCAAACCCCAATCCAGCATATGCCCCAGCTCCTCCTGTTCCTCCAGCAACTGAACCTGTTATACCGTTTCCGCCGGATCCACCAACAGCACCAGCACCATCACCATTACCGCCTGCATTACCTGTTGTATTTAATGTTGTTCCTCCAGAAGAAGTTCCTCCATTTCCTCCAGGAACAGGAGAATTTGTAGATCCTATAGAACCGCCGCTTCCTCCACCAGAAGTCATTGCAGATAAACCGCTTCCTGTTACAGAAGAATATCCGCCTGAAGTTCCGGAATTTATCGGATCTCCTCCTGATCCCCCAGCACCCCAAACTTCAATTGTCAGAGTTGTGTATCCAAACGGAACAGTAAATGATGAGTTTGATGTAAATACCTGCGACCCTGCTTTAAAAGGAACAGCTCCAGACAAAACAACCATTTGAATACCACTCATATTATGATATCCCAGAACCACCAACAAACCATCTATCCGCAGCAACACGTATACATGTAGCAACAGCGCCAGGAGATAATGTTCTATTTCCTGTTGTTGTTGTTCCTGATAACTGAAGAGAAACACCAGTTCCTCCTGCTATTGTTATTATTCCTGTGTTTCCATTAATTATCGTAATAGCAGCTCCATTTGAATATGCTGCATTTAAGTTATTTGCAACAGTATATGTTAAAGAAGCTGAGTTTGATGCATTAAAAATATGACCACCTGCATCTGTTAATACAGTTGTATAATTGCTATTTTGAATATTCTGTGGAATATCGCGATAACCAATAGAAAATGCACCAGCTCCGTAATTTATTGTACTTCCTGTTCCTGTGAAATTTAAGTTTCCTGCAATTGTGTAATTTGCTGTTGTGTTTACGTAAGATGATGCTGGGGCTGTACCAAGATATGTTGCATTATTTGCTGCGGCAGCTGTTCCTGATGTGCTATTTACATACCCATAAGATGCTAGTGTTGTTGCGTTAATCACTGCAGAAGCAGGTGTTGTTCCAAGATAAGACGCCGAATTCGCTGATATTGTTGCAATGTAAGAAGGATTAACAGTTATTGTACCGGAACTGTTTGTTAATCCTGTGCTAAACGTATAATTGGTTGGGCCTGTTATAGCTCCCCAATAAGGAGATCCTGTAGATCCATTGGAATACAGTACATATCCTTGTGAACCGTTACTTCCATTAGCAACCAATGTTGATCCAAGAGTAAAGCTTCCAGTTATATTTGCCGCTCCATTAATTTTGAACGCGACACCACTATCTACTGAATTTGTGTTTATTCCTACTTGGCCTGATCCACCAGCAGCAAAAATTAGGTTTGTATTAACAATAAGTCCGTTGCGTACTTTAAAATCGACATCTGTCATTTCGGTTCCCTTTCCCCGATTATGTTACTTTTGTTATATTATATAGCTACAATCACTAAAAACACTCATCATAATTTTTATATTCCTATTGCTGTCCAATATACTGTTGTATTTGCACTATTACTTGTGAGTATAGTATATCCTGTTTTAGAAAGTGTAGTAACTGCAGGAACATATGTCGCGCCCGTTGTGCTGGCAACAGCAGTAAAACTAAAAGCATTTACTGTATATGGAGTATAAAATGTTTGTGCAGATGTAGTTGAATTTACTAACAACGATCCCCACTTCATAACAATACCATTTGTTAATTGTGTTGATCCATTAGCTCCTACTGAAGCATTAGAAGAAGGTATTGTTGTACCAACAGAATTTACGTATAACACACCTGGAGATATATTTGAATATATTGATGTGTTTCCTATTTGTATAGTATTTGTTGTTAGCGAAGAACCATTAGAAGTAGAAGATATTGTTCCAATTTGAATATTGCTACTTGATGCTATTGTTCCTGAAAACAACGAATTGCCTGCTGAATAAAAGCTATCCACACCAACAGCATATTTGTTGGTTACTTTTACAGTAGAACCATTAGCAGGATTGGCAAAATATGTTCCAAATAAGTTAGTTATTGTTATGTTAGAATTCAAAGCTGAGTATGTAGGAGTTTCAAAATTATTCATGTATGTAGAAGAAATAACGGCATTACTTGCAGTTGTGGTATCTGTATACGTAGCGTTTGCAATGACAATTCCAGCTCCATACGTACCCCATGCTGGCAATGAAGTGTTGGCATTCGTTGGAATAATTGTACTTAGTTGGATAGAGCTAGTGCGGTTGGTTGTAGGTAGAGTACCACTTGTTGCACCAGTTGTTTGACGGAAACTATACACTCCTGAATACGCGTAAGCTGAAACAGAAATGTATTTGTTTTGACCACCAGAAGTAGTACTGAACCAAACCTGATACGAGGAAAGAGCTTGAGGATAAGAAACACTCCAGTAAATATCAATAGAGGTACCTGCTCCAGTATTGAAAGATACTTCTTGGCTAGGTAATGTTGGATTACCGAATGAATCGATGCCCACAACTTTAAAATAATAAGTTGTGTTGTTTGCAAGACTTCCGGGAAGTGTTCCAGCTTTAGGAACAACCACACCGATAGTGATTGGTTGACATATAGGTGACACTATGCTTGGTATAGTATCTAAAACAACAGTTTGAATTGATGTATTAGAATCCGAGGATCCTGTGGTATTCCACAGATTGAAATTACCATCATTGTCTATATAAACGACACCACCACCACCGAGTGTTATTGGCAGGTAGTATGTGTCGGAAGTTGTGGCGTAAGGATTACCAGCAAAGGTGGATGTCTGAATCCCGTTGCTTCCTGAACTGCCAGCAGCAAAAGCTACATTAGAATAAATGTTAACAACGGAAGCATTAACAACACCACCGTATACTGGCAAATAAGCAGCAATATTAGCATTTAAACCTGCTTTAGTCTGATAAGCATCAGAAGTTAATCCACCAAAATATGTAGCATTATTAGCTGTATAAGCGAAACTAGAGTTTGTTGCATACACTGCCGAATTTACATTAAGATTCGCTTCAGTTTTACCACCAAGATAGGCAGCACTATTTGCTGAACCTGTGATACTAGCAGAAGCAGTAATGTAACCTGCTGGGTTAGATGCCAGATAATAGTTAGCTAGTGAGCTATTGGCAGCAAAGTATGAACTCTGGAACCCATTTAAGTAAGTAGCACTATTTGCGGAACCAGTGATGCTGGAAGAAGCAGTAATATAACCTGCTGGATTTGATGCTAGATAGTAATTGGCTAGTGAACTGTTAGCTGCAAAGTATGAACTTGTAAACCCACCTAGATATGTAGCACTATTTGCGGTATATGAGAATGTGGAATTTGTTGAATAAATTGCTGCATTTACATTGAGATTCGCTTCAGTTTTACCACCTAGATATGTAGCACTATTTGCGGAACCAGTAATGTTTGCTGATGCAGTAATATAACCTGCTGGATTTGATGCTAGATAGTAATTGGCTAGTGAACTGTTAGCTGCAAAGTATGAACTTGTAAACCCATTTAAGTAAGTAGCACTATTAGCAATGCCTGTATATGCAGTAGTTTGCACGGTATTATCAGGAAAAATTATAACGCCACTGTTAGCAAAGCACCATTTATCTATACCAGATGTGATGTTAATACTACTGTTTGAAATAATATTGCTTGTGTTGATAGAATTTGCAGTTAATATGTTAAAATAGCTATTTGAACCAAGTTGTATTTGGTTGCCAGGAAAATTTTGCAAAGAAATAGTATTTGCTGCATTCTTCAATACTACATTTATTCCGCTCGACATTATGGTTCCTTAATATGTTGCTGTAGGATTAACAGTAAGTATACCTTCTACCAATCGTGTCACAGAATTTGCTGTCATATTTTTTGCATCAATGTCATAAACATATCTACCAAAAGACATGTTTGCTGTTGTACCATAATCTAAAGAAATGGTAATTGTCCCATTTGTTGGTGTTGGGATACTAACAGAAAAGCTAACAGAAGAATTTGATGTATACCATTTTCTGATTTTGCCTTGAACAGTATAATTTGTTAAATCAATGGGATTTCCGCTACTATCTGTTAATGACAGATCAGTAGAAAACGTAGAACCTTGATCAACATATATGTTTGCTTTTGCTGCCATGTTATCCTCTTATACCGATAGAATTGTTTTTTGGAAAACAGCATTAACACCACCGCCTGCAATAGTAGTGTTTACTAGAGGTGTCATGGTAATAACAGCATTTCCTGAAGAAATACTAGCAGTAAAGACTGCAATAGGACCGCTAGTATTTGTACAAACAGTACCATATTCTGTAAGAACAACTGCTGCGGTGTTTTGCGTAATAAGCAATTCAGAACATTGCGCGCCAGCTGATGGCATATTGACTTGAATTACGTATTTTGCTGATCTATATGATGAAAGTGAAAATGTATCAATTTGTTGAGCAGCATTGGATGTTGAGTTTAATCTTCCACCCAACATAGAAAATATGTTTATTGTGGCAGCGCTGTTTGTTACAGCAATACCGCCGTCTACTGTTAGTGTATTTGGTGTTGATACACTGCCGCCACGAAGATATCCGTTAGCGACAAGAACAGTAGAAGAAAACGTACCATTAACAAATCCATTGCCTGTACTTACATTGCCTGTAGCAGTACCATCAACTGAAACCATATTGTTGTTTACGGCAAGAGCGACCTGATTTGTATTATACAACCAAGTAGCAAAAGTATCTGTAGCTAAATTTGTTTGATTACCATTTATCATTTAGTTATTGCCTTTAGAATTTGAGAAAGCATTTCTTTCATTTCAACAAAATCAGATTGCAAATTAGAAATATCTTCTTTAATTTTATTTTGCTCAAGTATTCTATTACGTTCTGCTTTATACAAATCTAAAGCATTAGTATCTGTATTTAGTATAGCTCCTGTTGTCATATCTCTACATAATCCAGGATGGGAGTCTATTTTAACTAATTTATTCATTATGCACTAACACCAATAGCCTGGAATGAATTCATTGTCGGATAGACCGAGCTTGCATTTGCTCCAAGAAGAACAATCTTAAATGCCATACTATCGATCGCATCGTACTGAGACATAGAGCTATTGTAATATCTAACCACGTTTGAATTTTGAGGATTGATAAACGCAGTATGTGGGGTTGACAATCTATCAACTAGCATATTACTCTGTACAAGACTTGTGTTTGTAGTAGAAACGTCCAAAGTGATAGAGTTAGCAGAGTTGACAGTTAACACAGTACCAATGAAGTATGTGTTTGTGTTAGGGAATAGAGCAGGATAAATCTTAACCAAGTCGCCCGCAACAACACCATTGATGCTATTACCGAAGTTTGTGTTAATCCCGGTAATAGTTGAGTTTCCGCTTGTTACAGTAACTGTACCATTAGCAGTATAGTTTGTTGGCGGATAAGGAGGCAATGACCAAGATAGATTTACATAATTTTGAGTATTGCCTGGAGTGCTCACTTGACCGTTATTCTGAGTATTTGGCAGCATGAGAGTCCAGTCTTTAGAGTTAAAGCTGTCTGGATCTTTTGCGTTGTATACCTTAGCATAAACAGCGACGTTTGTCGTTGGTGGGATATACGCAGAAGCATAAGCGAAGATATTTTCTGCTTGCTGGCCCTGATTAAACGAAACCTTTGTAGTAATGTGCTTAGAAACAGCATTACCCTGTGTTGTGTTTTCGTTTGTTTGGTCGTTATTTAGAATAGCAGCCGAAGAGAACAGATTCAATCTTTCGCCATAAAGCAGAGGAGAATCATAAATTGGCGAAGATGATGGCAAATTCATTCCCATGTTCAACGTAATTCTAGCTGAACGATAATCGCTTATTGCTGCGTTTGGTTGATAGATCCCATTGTTGATCGAAAGAACTTCAAGCGATCTAGAAAGAATTGCAGCATTACCGTTAAAGCTATTCACAGGTAAAGTAGTTAATGTGTTATTGTTGAACTTAATATCATTACCCGAATAGAAAGTATATGATGAAGGATTGCTTGGATTGACAAACGCAAAATTGATAGATGGATTAAAGTATCCAGTAGAAGGCGTTGTGATAAAGAGTTCTGGGGTAAACTGATCTACAGTAATCGGCAATACAGAAGCGATTGTTGCTGTTGCGTTTGAGTGCTCGCCAACAATTGTATTACCAGTCTGCAGATAAAACGTCGAGTTTGCTGTCGATCCGCTAAGAATAATAGAATTTGATGTTTGATTGATGTTATACACATTGGCAATCATAGATTTCAAATATCTAGCATTGTTGTTGGTTACAGGCAATGGTTCTGTAACGTACAATACAGTATCGCTTGCTGGTGTATTTGCTACCTGTCTGATAAAATTACCAGCTGATGTAGAAATTACAATATAATCGTTTGAACTGAACGTGCTTAAGAATCTTGTACTAGTTCCTGTAACTGTACTGTTTCCAGTAATTACACTTATTGTTTGCGCAGAAACATATGATCCATTAGTTGCGAATACATTCTCACCACCAATAAAAGTTCCAGTGATAGACGAATAGTTGAGAGACTCTACACCACTGTCAGCAACGACAACAGTTTGTGTATTGCTAGTAAACTGTGCAATATTAACAGAGAAACAAATATCTGTAGAACTTACAGGATTCCATGTTCCATCATTTTGAAAGTTGAATTTTTGTCCTTGGAAATTAGAAACACCAGCAAAAGCTGTAGATCCACCAAGAATAACATCTCCGGTTTTGGCTTCCCATAATTGATAACCTGGATCATCAAAAGCAATCAGAACAGCATAAGTCGCACCAGTAGAAAGTTGAACTGGTGTTTTAAAATTGAATGTAGTAGGAACATCTGCAGTTGGCGATGGATTGATTGCAGCATATTCTGCTCTTGTTATAGAATTTAGATATACGCTTGTAGGGTCAGGAACCCCATTGATAGTTTTGGCCAAAGAAACTTGCATACCAGGGGCATACATTCCTGATACCGTTTTGCCCATAGTAGGTTGCGTTTTTACATAAAGAGTTATGCTCGTTACATATATGTTATCAGAGTTAGAAACTGCTTGAGGATCAACATAAAAGGTTTGAGCTAAATTATTAGACATAATATCTTAATCCTTAACGATAAAATCTGTAATATGGCCACCAGCAATAGTCATAACCAATTGGTACAACATAATTGCTTGCTGGGATGACATTAATTGTTGCTTGTGCTGTAGAACTGTTATCCGCCGTAGCAACAATAGCAACCTTGGATGCTGCTAGTGAGTTAGATAGAGCTTGGGCAGCAGACAATCCGGTTGTTGTGGAATTTATTCCATTTCCGAAGTAGAACGAGAACTCCATTTGACCGTGCTGATCAGATACAAGACCACCACCCAGAGTGCCACCGAATTGCTTACATAGAGCTGTTTGATCAGTTCCATCAAACGTAAACGTATGTTTAGTAGATGGTCTTAGCCCAGTAACAGCAAAATCAAATTTCTGCTGGTTTGCATAGTAATATAGACCATTGTACAATCCATAAACACCGTAATACCATGGATATGGAACATATCCAGTCAACAGATACACACCAGAAGCAGCATATGCATACGAATATGTATATAGCTGGAAAGTGCTTGGTGACGGAATCAGAGTACCGCTATAAGTCGAAGGAACAACAGCAGAAGTAGTTGTTGATGGATACTGAATTGTATCTACAGGATATGAGAATCTGTAATTGTAATATTCAAATTCCCACCATCTATTATATGTATAGATCTTATAGTATTGCCCCTTTGAAGGGTCATGGGTGAAGTTGTACTGGTACATGCTTCCAATAGGAGCAAAGTTGCCTGGAGAGTTAGACACCGCTGCAACATACTGATTCAATCCTATAGTGTTTGATGATAGCGGAATAGAACCATCACCGTTAAATCCAAGAACACCAGTTAATGCATAACTGCTATTGTATCCAGGATATCCTCCAGCATAAAATGGAGGATGATAGATTACATCAGATTCTGGATCTGGTGTCTGGAAGATAATATATCCTCTATATCCATACCACCAGTCTCTACTAAACACAAACGAGCACGTATTCGAAGTTGCGCTTGCCTTAAATGTATCAATAGAAACACCAAATCCTGAATTGAACGCATTCATTGTTTGCTGAACAACAACGGGTGATGGTGGTGGTACTGCTCCGTTAGTAGCGGCTGTCTGTTTTACAAGACGAGTTTCTACATACGGAAGAACAATAGCGTTACCAATCTTAGAATATGAAGTTGCACCAAAATCATTAACAAAATCAATAGGAATATTAGTTGCTGCCTGGAACGGAACTAACAGGCCATTATTAACGACAGCGGTATTCTCTGGGTTTGTTGTGTCAGTATATTGTGTGCTGCTGAAATCATCAGCAAAAAATCCATATTTGAATCTATTTGTTGTTGCTGTGATAGAAGAAGGAATTTGCACATTTTGTACACTCTGTTCAAGCTGAGACAGAGAAACGTACTGTTCTAGCTGATAAATTCTTCTTTCAAGATTAGCAATATCTGACATAGTATATCCACTAACCTGAACAGCGTTATTTCCTGTATTGGACACAAAAGGAGCAACAACAGTTTGGTTTGCAATTCTTTGTAAACTATATGATTGAGAAGCAACTTTAGTATCAAGAATTGACAGATAGTCTGAAGACATATTCTGTGGGATAGAAGGATAAGCAGGAACCTTAACCAAGCTAATAGTAATACCTGCACTTGGTGTTGGCGGAGGAATTAGAGTTCCTGGAGTTCCAGTAGAATCAAGAACTTGTCCGCTTCCAGTCACAACAATAGAATCAACTCTTCCAAGATAGCTGACTTGATCACAAATGTGACTTGATCCAGGAACAGGGAAGTTGAAGGTAACTCCACTAAACTTGGTAGTGCTATTTGATGAAGGTGGATTGATTGGTGCACTTGATGTGCTATTTGTGATAGCAACAGTATTTACAACCGAAGGTCTGAAATCGATAGTATTGATAAGATCATAATATGCGCCGGTTCCTCCTGTGATTTCAGGAACCTCAACAGCATTAACATATGATGTAGTTAGTGTTGTTGAGTTTGCAGCATCTGTATTTACGTTAACATTATATGAGCTAACTGTTTTTACTGTGCTCGAAACTGGAATTGTGAAGTTATCATAAACAACCAATAGAGCTGAGTTGCTTGCTGCAAGCGGAAGCGAAACTCCTGGCTTTCTATATAGCAACGAAAGATCCATGTAATCTGTTTTCTGGTTGCTATCAACATAGAACATGTTGGTAACATCAGTCAAAGTTTGAGTAGATGGGCCGATATTTTTTAACGGAACACCAGTAAACGTAACATTTCCTGCAACAGCGCTGGAGTTAAAGGTTACGTTAGATCCACCAGAAGTGGTTGATACAGAAAATCCAGTCGAATTTGCGTAAACAGCAAAATAAGTTGTGCCGTTAGTTAGACCAGATAGACCCGCAGAAACTGCACTGTTAGAATAAGTAAAGCTATCGCCGTTAGCAAATACGTTATTGGAAATTGTGATTCTTGCCGAAGAAGTAGCACTTCCTGAAACGTTAGCTTGAGCGTCAATGCTTTGTGTATACGGAGAAGAAAGGAAAACGTTTCTTAATCTGAATACACCAGGAACACCCAGATTCCAAGGACCAGTGTCACCACTCGCATTATTAGAAGCAACAATCTTGATCAGGTTGTTTCTATTAATTGTAATGTTATCTGGCGAAGAAGCAACAGTGTTTGCGTTATAACTAATCGATAGAGGATATGATGAGATGAAAGTCTGAGCAAATTGAATCGTTAGTGTCTGCGCACTACTGTTTACGTTAACATAACGATTTGGGCGACCATCGATAGGAATAGGAACGTTATTTGGGAATACCTGAGTAGCGTTAGCTGTAGAAGTTGTAGCTACAGGAACAGAATCAAGGTTAACAGTTACACTGCTTCCTGCTACAGTAAGAGCAGTAATTCTATTAGTTGTTGTTGATGTAGCGTTAGAAATCTGTAAGTAGTCACCAACATATAGATTTGTCGCACCACCACTAGATGCTAATATGATACTATTTGCAGTTGAGCTGGTCTGGCCATTTGTTGTTGCCAATAATGTAGTGAATGGAATTGTTGCAGTAGGAACAACGATAATATCTTGTGCGCTATTCAGAGTTGTGCCTGGAGTATAAGGGAATGTATTAGAACCAGTCAGCGTAATAGACACACTATTTCCGCTGAACGAACCGATTGTAGCAGTTGTTCTGTATTGGAATTTGTGATTTGCTGTTGACTTCAGCATCGATGCTGTGCCTGAAGGGAACAGTAGTGTTGAATTAGTATTTACGATCTTAGCAACATTTGTTCCAGTTGTTGTATCTACGGCTAAGATAACGTCAGCAATAGCTGAGTTTGATGTTCCTACAACAGACTTTACTGATCTAAAGTTAGCGCCATTCGACATAGCAACGTCAAACAGATACAGTCTATTTGAGCCAGTAGGTGTTCCTTGAATTCCTCCAGGAAGAACAACCTGAGATCTAATTCTGGCAGTACCAATAATATTTCCTACTGGAGAAATTGTTCCAGTAGCATATCCGCCTGCAGCATTTGAAATAAACTGGTTGGCTGTGTCATAGAATGTGACAAGATCACCAGTTGTGAACTTGAACATACCACCAATTTCTTGGCAGTCAATATAGTTATTGTAAATTAGAGAAGTAGCAACTGCAGAAACAGAGTTAGTATCAATACCTTTATTTACAGGAAGATAATAATTGCCATTGGTCTTTACTCTATATCCACCAATATATGCTTCGCCTGGATTTACAACAATGTTGAATGTGCTGTTTGCCTGAGAAGCGGTTGTTGTTGTTTTTGATGTGACTAGGAAAGGATCAATAACGAAATCGCCGCTAACATCATATGTTCTTTGTGCCATCTCATCTTCGATGACATTATACTGTGTTTGTTGATTTTGCTGATATGGCTGGCCCTGCGACCAAGTAACCAACGGAAGAAAATCTGTATTAGAAGCTGCAGAAGTTGTAGTAAGAACAGTAAGAGTTGGTGTTAGTTGTAATCTATCTGCTCCTGGTGACAGATAGCCGTCGGTACCAACAGCGTTGTCATACAACGAAGGATCAACATAAGCAGTTACAATGCTTTCGGCTGTATCAAACCCAACAGAAACTGCATCAGGAGTAGAACTGTATGGGCTAACTACGATAGTCTGAGAACTTACCTGAGAGAAGTATCCCTTCTGGTAGATAACACCATCAGTTACACCAAATGCATATCCATTTCCAACTGGATTTGCTACGCTTGATGGAATAGTAACTTGTGCAATATAGTTTTGAGCAACCAGACTTGCTCCTGATCCTGTAGCCGAACGAACGAAAACAGAAGGAGAAATGCTATAGTTGTTTCCTGTGCTGTTAAGAACAACGCTGGTAATAGCTCCTGTATACGTATTCGTAATAAGAGAAGCAGAAGCACCAGTGCCGATAGAATTTGCTACGGTTGCGCTTGGTCCAGCAGTTCCTTGTCCACCAAGTTGGCTATATTGTGTTACAGTTGATCCTGAAGAGAACGACCATGCTTGAGTGTTTGGACTTCCGCTCGCTTGTAAGTCTGAAGCATTTGGCTGCAGAGTAAGAGCATAGTATCCTGGAGCATTTGTAGTATAAACACCAGTAATTGTCGCGTTACCGCCACCCGAAGACCAGATATATTGTCCAGTAGTAAACGCTGAACTGTTGCCATAAACGAGAATACTATCAACAAAAATTACAGAGTCTGTATTTGCGTATGAAGAACCTGCCCCAATAATATTAACATTGTTAATTGGATAATTATTGTTATATATTTGGAGGGTGTCACCTACAGAGAACTGCGTTGTGTTATAGTTATATCCAGAATTTATGTATTTTAGATATATCGTATTAAGGTATGGAGCAGTTGACACATATCCTGTGTTGCCCCCAAGAATATAAGCAGCCAACCCTGTGGTTGTATTGATAATATAATTGTTTACGTAGTTATTTACGTTTGTAGGTGTATTGTCTACCTGAGTGTCAGCAAGTTTAATGTATGGGTAATTAGGCATAAAGGTGAAGTTACAGCCTTCAACTATTGTGCCTCTTTTTAGAATATTGTCACCGAACTGTTCTACTTGATTCTGGAGAACAGTTTGAAGTTGGTTTAATTCTCTCGTCTGAACAGCAATCCCAGGCTTGAACAGAATTTTGCTGTAATTGTTAGTTACATTAAAATCGTCAAAATATGGGTTTCCACTTAGATTAGTTTGGATTGGCATTCAATATTCCCTTTTAAAACGAAAGAGTCAAATTAATATTTTCGGTTTGCGTGTTTGATCTTGTGATTGGTGTAATGTTTTCAACATAAAGGATGTCACCACTACCTTGAATAATATCAGGAAGCGTTTCACTATATATGCTGAAATTCGCTTGACTTTTCGCACCAATTAATGAAGACCCAACTGGAAACAGACCCATTTTGTTTGTAACTACAGCTGTTGTGCTATTAGAAAATAGGCAAACTGCGGTATTTCCTGAAGAAGAATTTGCTCCAATATAAACAATTTCACCATTTGAGAATCCTTGCGAGAGGAATGCTCCAGTATACGTATATGTTTGGTTGAAGGTAGTAAAGCCTACAGAACCTTTATTTCTTCCTGAAATGACAGCGTTTGCTGTCAAATACGTATTTACCCCAGAAGTGCTTCCGTAAATAGAGTTAGAAGTACTGTTTCCTGTTACAAATTTTCCATTAACATTCGTTAAATACAGCGCACCATTAATTGTATCAAAAGAAACGATTTTACCGAAAGCTCCAGTTGCTGGCTGGGTTACATTTTCTCCACGAACAAAATTGCTAATACTTGACACATCGACATAGACGTTTGCAAATTGAGGATCTCTTACGATGCCTACTGTTCTATATGTACCTGATGCGTAAATTGTATTGCTTATACTATTAGCAAACTTTGCGCTTACTGAAACGTATTTGGCATTAAGCTCTTCAATAGGATTAGCCCCATGGCCTTGTATTGGGCTGATTACAGCCGCTACTACAGCAGAATTAGAAATCCCAACAATAGGCGCAGAATAAACAGATGCAACAGCAGAGCTATAACCTTGTCCTTGAGAAAGTATGGTGATATTGTTAATTGCTGTCGATGAAGAATTTACAACAGCAATAGCATATGCGTTTGATGTTTGATATCCATCACCAGTAATTACAACTTTAGGACCAACAACAAATGTATCATTCGGTTGGGCTAAATTCTGTAAAGAATTGACTAGAGTAATTATAACTCCGCCATATGTTGGATTATAAACAGAACTTGCAATTTCAGCATAACTACCAACAGAAGAGCCACCATTCATGTATAGGTAGCATCCTTGATAGTAGTTTGTTGTTGTGTTTGCAGTGCTAGGTAGCATATACTGGATTGGATTGCGGCTGTTTGTTCCAGTAAAATAGATTTGATTATACGATAAAGTTCCTGTTAGATAATTATTATATCCGGATCCACCATTCGATATTTTTATTTTGTTAATTGTTCCAGGAATAGCCGCAGAAACAACTGAAGTGTTAGCGATAACAGGAATGTAGTTTGTTGTGGCAAAGGTACTGAATGCAGTAGAGCTTATGCTGAACATGTATTTCCAATTATAACCATCGCTTGTGAAATAGAAATTTCCAAGAGAAGCAGCTTGAGATTTAACTGGAGTTACTGTCGATGCTGCGCCGTTATTATTGTCCAAACATTTGAATACGTCGTAGTATGAACCGTTTTGAACACCAACATAAAATTGAGATGAATACAATGAAGAATTAGTATCATCATATGGCGTATATACTGTACCCGAGGCCCAGTCATATCTATTCACTGCTAAGTTTACGTTTGTTGAGTTTAATTTGACTCCAAACAACATATCTTGCCAATAATTGTGTCTTGTTGTTTGAATATTATCAACTGGAGTATCAATTACAGTATCACCCTGAGAAAACGGAGTAGGCTTACCTGCGAAAACATAATACGTTGAATTTGATGTAGAAACGCTATTTGCAAATTCCATTGCATTGTGCATTCTATACAAATTCGTAATTGTTTGAATATATGAAGCCATTATTAATCCCAGTTTAATTTATTATATTTATGATAGTGTAATAGAAGGAACCCCTGCACCCGAGTATTGGCCGATATCGATAGAAGCAGTTTTGTGCACAGAACCAAACATCTGGGTTCCTGCAATATGCACTACTTTCTTTACAACATCAGAATAAACACTCAAATCCAAAGAACTCTGTATCTCATAAGAAAATGGTTGGTAATAATACCCATCCTGTACATATTGATTACTATCCAAAAAGCTATTATTATATTTATAATATCCTAGCGACTTTCCTTGCGTAGATGTTACGACAGAAGCAACCCCAACTGCAGAAGCATTAGATTCGCTTACAAAATTGACTAAAGCAGTATTTGTATATCCGAATCCAGAATCAATTAATGTAAGCTGTGTTACTGAGCCGTTTCCTGTTTGTATGGCAGAAGTGATTACTGCATTAAGACCCGAAATTTGTCTATTTGGATTTGATGCAACCGTATAGATCTGGAAAGAAGATCCCTGTGTGTTATTTGTAAGAGGTATAGAGCTATTGGCAACAAATGACTGCTGTGCAGATAATCTCTCCACATAGATTGTGTTTCCTGATCCTGCAGTAACAACACCTTTAGCTACAAAAGCATAAGCCGTTGAATTTATTGTACTAACTGTCGCAGCATTCTTCGTAGAATTGTCGTATAATATAAACGACGAGTTTGTTGTAAATCCGCCACTAGTTGTCTTTATTGCAATATGTGTTGTATCAGGAATATCAATAATAACGCCGTTCGCGCATGTGTATGATCCATTACTTTGATACACTGCTCGACTGTATCCAAATCCAGTTGTTCCATTTACTGCAAGAGTTACAGAGTTTGTGGCCGCCACGTTTTGGTAAAGATAATCACCAACCTTAAATGCAGAAGCTGCAGCATTAACAGACATAATATAATCTTTTTCGTATAATTGCGTAACACCAGTATTAGCTTGCGCAAGAACGAAAGGAGGATACGAATATGAATACCCAGGACTTGTTGTTTGTATTTGAGTAATAAACCCAACAGAGTTAGAATATTTACCAAAAGCTAAAGCAGTAGAAATACTATAATTTGTTGCATTAGTTGATGCATTTGCAGGGAATGCATATGCAGCAGCATTCAATTTTGTATTTGCATAGGTTGCTATTGAGTCAGTAGCAACCCAGAAATTAGAATCTGTATTTGTTACGCTAACAATCTTTACGTTAGAAGATTGGCCATACATTACAGCATTGACTGTAGCTATGGTCGCTACGTTTGGTGCAAAAGAAACGCTGTTTGATGTAGAGTTTGCATAAAAGGTTATGTTTGCTCCACCAGAAGATGAAGACAATGAAAACCCACTAGTATTTACGTATGTTGCATAATATGTGGTGCCGTTAGCTAATCCACCAATTGCAGTAGCTCCAACACTGTTGGTGTAAAATAATGCTTGACCATTAGAATATGGATTAGCAGCAAGAATTCTAGCACTAGATGTTCCTGAGTTAGAAACTGCTGAATTCGCATTTATCAATAATGGAGGATTATATCCAACAACTTTTGTAAATTGTGTTGCATTAATCGAATCAGAAAGATTGTTGATACCCACATACATGTTATAACTGGCCAGCGTCGCTGTTGCGCCAGAAGAAAGACCTTTCACTGTCTGCCCTGTAATAAACACTCCAGAACGCTTGGTTGTAGTTAATACTTGTGTGGTTGCATTTGCTGTTGAGGAATAAGAAAGAACCGCTGTTGCGTTTCCACCAACACTCAATGATTCTTGAGCAGAAAATGTTCCGTTTACATTATTTACATACAATATAGTGTTAGAAGATACGCCCACAGCATTCGCCGTTATCGTCCCACCTGTAGAATTAGAAAAAGTAAGTTTCTCTAATGGACCATAAGGAGCAATGTTCAATGTAGTATTATTGACTTGAACATTTGTCAAAAATACAACATTGCTTGATACAATAAGATTAGAAGTAATAGCGTTATAGCCAAATCCTCCATCAGTTAATGTATATGTCGTAGTTCCTGATATATTAGAAATATTAGCAACAACAGCTTTACCTCCAGAACCACTAAATGTAGTTTGTTGTGGAATTAAGTCAACGATATTTCCTACGCTGAACCCCGCGCCGCCGCTCACAATCTGTAGGCTTGTTGCAGAACCGACAACAGTAGGAACGTTACTTGTTACAGGATTAGAAGCAAGAGTAACAAGTTCTCCAGTAACAAAGTTGTTTTTGATATTCGATAGATAAAAAATATTCACATACTTAGAGCTAACACCGCCTGTTACGACACTGTCCACAAAAGCTGTAGCGCCAGAATTAACACCAACAATTTCTTGTCCGACATACTGATTCAAATTAGGAACATATGTCACTTCTAGATACTGAGGGACCACCCATTTGTTGTCTGAAGTTTTAAAGACATTTTGTCCAGGATAGTATAATGTAACATCTTCAGCAAATAACAGTTTGAATAGAAGCTGAATAGCTCTCGGCGATCCCTTTGTTCTATAAAGATCAAGAACTCTTTTTACAACAAGACGCTTATCTGTTTCTGTATTAAACTGCATACCTTGAAGATATGTGTTTTTGAAATATACCAGAAACTGATCAACAGTATTGTCAATATCAGAGTAATCAAGCAATCTTCTTGAATTATAAAGGGTTTGTCCACCAGTTTGTGTGGTTCCTGTAGAATCTACCCACGAATTTAATTCTAGCCATTCATAATATGCTTGAACGAATGCAATAAGCATCGGCCCTTCAGACTTATAGAAAGAAGGGAATTGGTTCTGAATTAAATTCGATATGTAAAGTTCTACGTTTTCCATTAAATTCTAACTTGATTTACAGTGAGATTAATCTCATCATTAGCGATAGTCAAAATAGTATTTTGTGTTGAAGCAAAATCTTTATTTCTTGGCGTAGCGTAAATTCTAATACTGTCACCAAAATACGAAGAAACAATCAAATTCGTAATTGTAACAACACCAGTATCATAGTTCACAGTACCTACATTCTGTAAAGTATAGTGAAGACCGTTAGAAGAAGTAACTAGCCTGATATTGCCCTGAGAGTCATCTTCTAGTTCTACAAACTTGCCTTCATATAAGAATTTGCTTGAACTTACAGCATGGATTTGTGATGCTCCATGTATTAAAGGGATCGGTGGAACCGTATTTTCTAATTCTGTATTAAAGTTGACTGTAAAATTCTGAGGTATTCCGTTTGTTGTTGGATTTACCTTAATGAACATGTCAACATCAGTTTCATTGCTTACGATGCTTGAAGTTGTAGCGTCTATAGCTTCAACAATTTTACTGTAGTGCAGAGTTGTTTTGAAATCGTTCAAATACGTTGTGTTGTATGTTTGCACTGCTGATGCAACTAGAGTAGAAATGTCATTTGGAGACAATGCTGTCATATTGATATTGTAATTTACCGTCGATTTAACTCTAACATACAGATAATTTGGTAGAACAAATACTGGAGTTATCGTAGTCGGAGCTCTTGCTGAAATATAGTTTCCGTATTCAGTCTGTTTTGTATCAGGAATGCCTGCATAATTTTTAATAGCCAGAGATATGAATACTTTGCCGTATTGTGGTGGAGTTAGTGTTTCGCCACCATAAACTGAAATAGCAGAAATTTCAGGGAACTTGCTCTTCAATAGAGTTTCATAATCTGTTTGTGTTATTGCTCTGTCTTGTGTTGCATAAGACAGAGGAGCATAATATTGAATGCTTTCTGTTGATTCACTAATAGAACCGCCTTGCGCTGCTTGGTTAACAGTAACTGTTACATTTTGCTGGCCGTTAATTGGCGCATCAAGGCTGAATGTCGAAACGCCGTTTGGTAGTTCGCCATTTGGTATTCTATATTCTGCAATAATCACAGCACCATCAGCAGGCTTTCTGCCGATATTATTATCACCAAAATAGAATTGATATTTGTTGTTTTCAGTTCCTTGCAAGAAGAATACTGGTGATGTATTTTTGACATCTAGAAGAGAAGAAGAGAATGTATATGAAATCAGATTCGCGCCATTATTTTCTGCTGAAATCAGAGTCAGAGACGAAATATCAATTTTTGGATCAGAAAGAACGAATTTCTGAGGCTCAAGCGAATAATTTACGTTGAATGTTTCTGTTACGTATTGACCTTCATAAATCGAAAGATTGTTGGCAAAGAAATTGCCGGTAACTGGATCTTGCGTAATTGTGGTCATTTCATCAGTAACAAATGTATAATTGTTTGCACCAAACTTACCTGTAAAAGATGTACCTTTAGGTATAGCCAGAACTGCACTTGTATAATTCGATGGCGAAATAGTAAGATTGATATTTGCTACTGCAGATCGGAAAGAACTTGGAAGATAATTTAGTTCTTTAGCTCTAAGAACAGCAGAGTCTCTTTGCTGCGCTGTACTCAGGAACATTTCTGAACCGACCATGTTTAGATAGAAATTATTCAGATAGGTGTTATATGCAAGAATGTCTAGAATGACACTCATGTTACTTCCATCAAAATCATAATCCTGAAACGTCGACTGCGAACGCAGATACATTTTGAGATTGTTTTTAATATCATCAAAATCCATTGCAGTCAAATTGATATTTGGTGTAGCCATATTATCTTACTCTATACAGGGTTGTCTGAAACGTTACAGGAGCACTATTATTTATTATATAGAATACGATAGATATAAAATATGCATTATCATCAGGATATGGAGTGGCCGTAACACTTAATACTTTTGCTCTTGGTTCGTGATTTTTTAATGTTTCTGATATTGCATCTTGTATAGCATTTGTTGTAATAGCATCAATTGGCTCAAACAGCAGATTATTAATTTTAGATCCTAAAGTCGGATTAAATAATCTTTCATATTTTCCAGTAGAAAGAAGATTTCTAATAGAACGCTTAACCGCATTTTCGTTTACATATCTGGCCAAATCTTTTTTAAACGGATGTGGATCAAAATTGGTGAGAAAATCACTATAATATTCTGATTCTTTATTTACTGTTGAATAGTTGTTTTGGTTGAATTGGGCCATCTATTCCTCTTTTATCTTTATTTATGTCGTAGGTAGACCTAGTATACCCGCAAGTTCTTGGTTATATGTAGTAGATAACGGTCCTCCAGCTTGACCGAAATCTAACCAGATCATAACACCTAACATACCAAGCGCCAAATAGCTTCTTATTGTTGTGATATCAGTTGAGCTAAAAGATTCGCCGGTTGAAGTTGACATACTACAGGTCATCAGAAGTTTACTGTAATTAATTTGTTGATCTCCGTTCGGCCCTTTTAGTAAATTAAATTGATTTGCCAATGATGATGCAAGATTACCTTCAATATTGTTTTGCCAGGCAACCGGGCATAAAAATAGATTTGGAGTCTGGTGTATTTGATAAAGATTTGTTATGTCAAATCCAGTATTTTTAGCTCCAGAACCATTAAATGGATTTGGGTACACAACAAACTCTGCCGGACGATATGGGTTGTTTGCGCAGATATTTGCAAGATTCTGTAGTTGTGTTAGCAGAGTCGCTGGCGTTCTACCATCTTGTGCTTCGCTATCTAAAACAATACCTCCGGGAGTTTTGGCATCATATAATCTACTATCTGGTAGTATTATTTTGTCTAGACACGAATATGTTTTTTCGTTTAATGATCTTGATTTATAATAGTTAGAAAATACAGAAGATCTATTTACATAGGCATACTGCCATGTATACACATCAGTATCAGGAATACCTGCAGCGTTTGCAGCATCTAGATAACCCATTGTCAGATATGTTGGAGAAGAAACATGAGCAGGGTATCCGAGAGAATATCTAATAGAAACTTCAACTGCAGCAATTGCCTTTGCTATTGTTGAGTATCTTGCTCTACATGGAAGTGTTCCGTACCCCGCTGTAGTAGTAATTGCAGCTATCGTTGTACCGTTATGTCTTCCTGGCGGAATTAGATTAGTTCTATCATTAAAAACATGTCCTGTATTAGTTAAAGTCTCGTATGACCTATAGTGCCAAATCCAATGATGCCCTTTAATTGATGACGAAGTAATACTTGGCTGTAACTGATCTACCGCTTGTGTCGCAGCATCTGTTACTGGATAAAATCCATAAGAAGTATTTGTTAGTGCATCTGATGTTGGAGGTGGATTTTGCTGATATACTCTAAAATTACTACCGTTGACACTTTTCACTGTAACGATTGTGTTATTCGTGAAATATCCAGGAAGAACTGATCTTGGAGGACCAGGAGGCGCAGGATTATTATCAATACTTCCTGAAGAAATTAAATACTCTTTACATATTATGTAGAGAGAAGTCATCTGTCTAACTGTAGGACGAGCGCCAAATCCACACAAGGCTATTAAATTATTAGAATAAAAATTTCCAGATATTCCGGATCTAAGTATTGCAACATTGCTGTTTGCTGGACTGTAATTTGCTCCTGATCCGTTTAAACTACCAGAACCTAATGGCTGGTAAAAATATGTCGATCCTGCAAGAGATTTTGACCAGGCTGTAAATCCATTTGCGTTTGCATTAGGTAGAAACCCTTGGTCATAATTTGTATAATAATAAGAATCCCCACCATTATCTGCAACAATACCAGATTGGTAAACCCCATCATCAGCTCCAATATCAAAAGCTGGTCCTTGGTTATCAGTTAAAGACCACATAAACATTAAAGAACCATTTGATCCATTTCCATAATGTAATCCCGAAGATGTTCTTAGATTACAATTTGTGTCAATCCAAATACTAGAGCCGTCTCCTTGAATACCATAACCTGGATTAAATCCTGCTTGGTTTGTTGTATGTATAGTGCAATCAAAATTTGGTTGTACTAAGTTATAACCAAGAGAGCCATATTCATTAGTGTTAAAGACATACAAGGCATCTAATAGCGACCAAACACCAACACTTTTTAACGAAGTAATAAAAGTATTTAAGGCTTTTGTTTCATCTAAAGAAGGTTGTTGTGTGCATCTAGCAAGATAAAGATTCAGTTCTTTGTTTAACCCAGAGCTGTTATTATTGTCTAATTTTGCTAAACCTGCTTGTATTGTCATTGTACTTCCTTTAAACTCTTATACGCCCCAGAGAAGACCAATATCTTCCCATCCATATGACCAGCAAGAAACTGTACCACCAGTAGCGCTAGAGATATACTGGATTTGTCCGGATGTATTAGTTAGAATATCTGGTTCAGCAACACCATTTGCGCCGGTTGTATCATACCCGTAATTGCTATTGAATGCTGATGCGCTAGTCGTCACATCATCCATTGAACCAATTGATGTGTTTACAGTACCACCATTCCATTTTGTTCTTGGTTTGACGCGAACACCAGTAGGAACGCTTGATAGTGTTTTTGTTGTGGCGCTAGTAGCAGAAGCTACAGCGTTTAATTCGTGGACTGGAGTACCAAGAATGAAACGATTAAATCTCTGAGTAAACATTACCCAATTTGATGATGCATCTGTGTACAGAGATGCTATTCTTACATAATATCCTGAAGAATATCCAGAAGGCATAGATGGCGAGGATGCGCTTAAAGAACATATAAAATCGCCCCCAGATAGATCACTTTTGCATATTGCATAGATATGATATGTTGTGCTGGCAGAAACAGAACCTGTATCAAGCAGGCCTCCAATTGCGCCAGCAGACCAGTTAGAAGCGATGGTTTTGCTGGACATAGCAGCCACAGAAATAACCACTGCCGCAGTACTATCTGGCATTTTATATGTAGTAAAATCTAGAAGTTTTGATGCTGATGCGTGGTTAGAAACAACACCTAGTCTTGGAGCACCTCCTCCTCCTGTCCCAGCAGGACCCTGCGCTCCCGTAGCCCCAGTCGCTCCAGAGAACGTGACTACTGCGCCAGATGACAAGGTCGTGCCGTTGGAACTAACAGCATTGAGCGTGATGCTACCAAAAGAAGAAGAAGTTACCTTTCCTTGAGCCCAATTTGTTCCGTCTGTAGCATAAGCGTAAGAGCCAACAGGAAACGCAGTACTGTCGTTGACGGAAATCGACATAGAAGTGGAAATTGTTGAGTTCGTTGTACTCGTTGTAGATCCGCGCCCGTCATTACCAGAGGGTCCAGTTGCTCCTTGCGGCCCTGAGAATGTTACGATAGCATTTGAACTAAGTGTTGTTCCAACTGAAATATATCTATTTACTGTAACAGAATTAAAACCACTAATACTAGTGACCTTACCTTGAAGAGAATCTGTTCCGTCGGTTGCATATACAAAGGTACCAACAGGAAAGGCTGTGTTATCTAAAACAGGTAATGTTGTATTCTGAACAAGACTAACAGATGCTGTGGTTGTAGTTGTTCCGTGGCCGGTCGCTCCTGTAGTACCTTGCGGTCCCATATTTCCTTGAGGCCCGATTCCACCACATGGTTGTAATACTATGCTTCCGCTACTATAATTAATAGTGCCACATGATATATTTGTTACTGTCAATATTCCTGCAGGATAATTACCACTAAAAATAACATTAGTAATT